AGTTCAGACGTGTGCTCTTCCGATCTATGAAGGGAGGGGGTGTGATTTTAGAGACCCCCCCTCACCCTCCAAACATGCAAACAATGTGGTTATGTGGATGAATCTTCATCATTTGTCTCGACTTTGAAGCTTTCTTCAGTCACTTTCTTGTAAATATTAAGTGGATCAACCTTAATAATCTCGTCCATTGCTCTCTCAATCTCTTCTTCCATCTCTTTCTCAGACAGATCAGAAGAAAGATTAACAGTTCGAGCTAAGTATTCACAAGTGTTGTAACCTTTTTCTTTATCAAACAACAACCAAAGAGTGAAATCATCAAATGGATTGTAAGGATTATCGATTGTTGTTAATGCAAACTCATTTGACATGATTAATTCACTCCTTTCAAATACTTAGAAACAGTAGAAACAGAGCAACCACAAGCTTCTGCAATCTGTGCAAGCGTAAAGTTAGAGTCACTCATGCGCTTGATCTTATTAACTTTGGCTGTGCTAAGTGTGCTTGTGGCTTTAGGCATTGCTCGTTCTCTAAGTTTGTCAGCATCAGTGTTATTAAGAATACGCTTGAGTTTGCTCTCTGTGATAGCGCCAGCCTGAATGGCTTCCCACTCACGGTCAGTGATCACAATGTTGCGGTCTCTTCTGGCCACAGAACCAAGCTCAGTACGATACCGGGATACTGCCTGCTGGCCCACCTTCTTACGGTCTCCATCAGCAATTGTACCAGCCTCGGTCTTAGCATCAACCTCGGCCCTACTCATACGCTGTGCCGCACGCTCTCTAGTCTTATTGAGCTCAGCTTTATTAAGGTCGGCCATGAGCTGGTCATACTCCTTCTGATAGACCCGCTTGGCATTGGGATCATACTTCAGATTACCGGTGTATACCATCTCTTTGCGGGCCCTATTGGCCAGTGCTTTCAGGCTATTGGCATAGTCAGCATAAGCAGTCTCCTTCTTGTTGTGGGTATCAGACACCAAGGTGTAAGCATCGTCAGTTTCAGCCATCTTAGAGCTCTTCTGAGTACGCTTCTCCATCTTGTACGTGATAGTACCGGAGGGGTTGGTATAGGTTACAGTGTCTGTATCCTTATCCACTCTCTTGATAGGACGATACTGAGCTCTAGCATCCTCATCATCCACCTTATACTTGATCTTCTCACCAGTGGTAGTAGTGAGTGTAATCATGCCCGTCTTCTTGTTGACAGACCGGACAGGCAGATACAGATCCTTGGCATCCGCTTCCTTGTAGATGAGTGCACCTTCGGGTTTAGAAGGATCATACCATTCGGTTCCCTTCTTGTTGACCTTAGGCGTGCCCTGTCTCTTGACCACAGACTGTTCGCCCTTGGCTCGAGACAGAATAGTAGCAGCGCCGCCACTCTCTTTGCCCTGGTATTCCTTATGCAATGCTGCAATGTTGTTGTCAACCTCACTCTGCTTGTAGTTGAGGTGATGCTTTGCTGCATCGATGACAACCATGCTGTGTCTGACTGCTCTGGCCAGCTCATCTTCGTCGGCACCTGCAAGAGTCATGTCTGTAATCAGATTAGAGATGATTCCCATCTGAGTCTCAGTTTGTCGACCCTTCTTCATGGTGCGATACTCAACACCATTCTGATAGTAGTGCTTATTACCATGAGCATCAGTTCGAACATCATCAGCACCATACTGATCCTTAGGTTCAAAGCCCTCAAGACCCTTTAAAGACGGGGTTGAAGTGACCTTAACCTTGCCAGCTTTGTCATTGGTTGGAATACACATGACAGTATCACCATCAAAGTCAGCACCAGACAATCGAGCGGCAACCTTGTGGTTGATGCCAATGCCATCGATACTTTCAGTACCAATAACACTTCGAGCAAGCTTATTCTTGTCGGTGACAGTCAGGATAGGAATCTCAAATGTTCCACCATGAGGATACCGAACCAATGCAAGTTGAGTGCCCGGCTCATAACCAGGAGCATAGACTTCATTATCCTTAAGAGTGTTAATCGGAATGATAACGTGATACCGCTGACCAGGAAGAGCAGCAGCCTTCAAACTGACAGCAGTAGCATCGCAACCTTCTGCAAACTTCTCAAGATAATGCTTCTTAACTGTTGGATTGTCGAGAGCGCAGATCTCATCAAATTCAGCCTGCTTGTCTGCCTTGGCAAGATCGAGCTGCTTCTTGATCATCTTGAGCGACTGCTTAGCAAGAAACTGGGAAGGCAGAGCATCCTGCCAATCATTCCAGTCTCCTTCGTCGGAGCGCTTATTAATAAGACCAAGCTTAGCGCCACGAGTAGAAGCAGAGACTCGTACTCCAGTCTTAGGATCATACCAATACTGACCACCTTGATCGGCGTCTTTGATTGTAGATCCAAATGGGTTGTCAGGATCTTCTTTGATCTCTTTAAGAACATCCTTCATGGCAGTGCCACGCTTCTTGTTAGTGTTAAAGATAACGTCGACACCATCAGGCATATCATCAGAATATGCAGCCATGCCCTTAATGTAATGTGTACCATCAACAAGGATTCGGACCTGAGCAAATCTAGATTCTCCAAGTGAAAGATCAGGGACGCCGCGACGAAGCTCGACCAAACCATCTCTCTCAACGCCGCCATCTTCGTTATAACGGATCATCATACGCTTAGAGTCCATGCTCGCCGGATAGTTGAACTTCTTCTCGTAAGTCTCGCCACCATCTCGAGTGATGTAGTCCTTAATGGTATGAACTCGATCAAGATCATAAATCTCTTTGTGTTCGGTGCCGGGAGGACACAGAACCAACTGTGTGGTAAATTTACCAGGATTATTGACCTGTTCAAATCGACCACCATAAACGTTGTATCCTTCTTTTTCAAGTAAATACAAAGCCTGGTTCATCTTTTCTCTCGACATGTTGAGCTCAAGTTCAGTACCAGCGCCAACGTCAATCATTCCGCCATCTTTGGCGAACTCCTTGCTCCTCGCTTTAAGAAATTCTGCAGTCTCTTTTGCTTTGAGCATTCGAGCTTCCGAATTCTCATTAAGAAGAGAACGAACCGTAGATTCGGGAAGACCCATCTTCTTACCGATGGCACTCGGACCCATTCCTTCCTTATCCCTAAGTCGCTTAGCAGTACCAACCTGGTACATGCGGATCTCATCCTTAGCAAGACCAAGTTCAGTTCTAAACTGCGTAGTGCTTAGCCCCATATCCTTGGCAATAGCAGCATCGCCAGTCCAGACCTTCCCATCTTCGTCGGTATATGTAAAGTTGTTCTTTCGCATTTCATCAACACGACCAAGAAAGTCTCGTTCATGCTGATAAGGGTCTTCGCCCGACCCATAAGGATATCTTCCGGAACGTCGAGGCATGCCGTAGTGCATCAGATCCTCTTCGCTCGTGGATTCGGCTATTCCAAGATATGATAAGATTTCTTCTGCAACAGGATTCATACTCTCAACCCTCCGAATAATTAAATTGTTCAAGCGCTTTGTTTAACTGCACAATCTTGTTCATGATCGCCAGAATATCTTTAGGATCAGGAACATGACAAATAACTTCGTCACTTTGATACAGTCTCAATTCGCATCCATCCAGTTCATTGGGTTTAACTCGGTACTCCAAACAGAAAAGAGCAGCATAGATCTCAAGCTGCTCCATCGATGCTTCGTGCTTTCCAGTTTTAAGGTCGTGGATTCTAAGGAAGTTATTGCGGAAACAAATAGAATCGGCAGTCCCAAAGAAATAGTCCGAATAATACAGAACCACTTCGGTACTCATCTTGAACCCGATAGCATCGTTCACATATGCATATAGAGTCTTCTTAGAGCGAGGCTGCTTGATTCCTAAATCGATAGTTTCCTTGGCCCAGGCATGAAGTCTGGATCCAATCTCTTTAGCTTGCATGTTTCGATAGACAGTGAGAGCTTTCTCTTCGTCATATCGAAGCCAGCTAGACTTGCTCGGGCTAAAGGGAGCGTGGAGCCCCTCAAGGTTAGAATGTTTTGCGAAGTTCATCTAAAATATCCTCCTTGTTCTCCGGACAAACAAATCTCGAAAACGACATCTTGTTCATCAGATCTACGTAGTATTCTTGATTGGGTTGTCTCTTCGCTCCAGCATCCTTCTTACATTCCAACGAGAACCACTTATCCTTGTACAGAACAAGCAGATCAGGAATGCCTTGAATCTGGTCCATCTTGAAGACCATGCTTCCGGGGAATAAACTTTTAATATCCTTGATCAGTCGATCTTGGAATCCACTCTCGAGTCTTGAGCTTCTGGCCATAAGTGATTCTCCTTTCTTGAAATTAAAGAGAAAAGGTGATGCAATTAATTACATTTTCCCTTTCCTCTCATAAAAGGGGATGTTTTTTACGCGAACGACAAACTTGGGTAAAAGAAAGAGGCCTTGTTAGGGCCCCTCTCTGATTCACCATCTCCTTGACGGCTTCTTATCCAGCTTTTCATAAAAACACAGAAGATCGTTAATGGTCGCAAATGGAAATACGCACGCAATGTTGACAAGCGCATTTACTGACGGCATAGTCTCCGCACGTAAATATCTACTAATTGTTCCTTGCGAGATTCCAGTTCGTCTGGACAATTCGCTTTGGGACATTTGTCGCTCATTCATTAAACTCTGAAGATTGCCAGCGAAGATCTTCATCCATTCGAATTCAGTCATTTACAACAAAACCTCCTTAAAATATTTATGTCATACAAAAATCAAAAATTATGTCTTGTATACATACCCCCTATTAATCGTTTATATAATCACACTTACGGGCACCTATTATTATTTTTCTCACACACTAATAAGGGGGTATGTATGCAATATATAATTATGTATGACATAATTCATAAAAGTGCCAAAAACCTAGCAATATCAACGGTTTGCGGGTTTTGATTTATGTCATACATAAATACAAAAATTATGTCTTGTATACATACCCCTCATTTTTCCCTCATTTTTCCCTCTTTTCTGTCCTCCGATTTATGTCATACATAATTCCGATTTATGTCATACATAATTCATTTTTATTTTTGTATGACATAATTCCTATTTTTGTATGACATAATTATTTGCCAAAACGTTCGGACACGTACTTAGCCCGCACCGCATCCAACACCACATCAGTCTTCGATTTACTGAATAAATTCGCCAAAAACTCTATCATTTCCATGTCTCTTTCTGACACCCGAATGCTAAGTCTTTTGACCTTTCCATTGCCAATTTTAGGTCTACCTCGTTTAATAATGCCAGCCAATTTTACTTCCTCCTTTTTCTGTCATACATAATTCCAAAAAGAAAAGAGCCCAATATTTTTGAGCTCTAATCTTTTCCAGGTCCGTCTCCGGACGCAGCAAATCACTTAAGCCTCTTCATCCTGAAACCCTTGACTGCAGCCCAGATAATTAATCCCGCAGCTACTGCCACTATCCCAACAATGATCGATTTAACAAATGATTTTCTTCGCACCGAATCACTCCTTTCCATAAAGGAGCTTGTATTTATCGCGTACATAGCCGGAGCTGGGCCGCCATTTTTAAATCATATTAGCCAGCAAACGAGTTGCTGACTGCTCAAATAAAAGGAAGAGTCCTTGTTAGGACTCAACCTTCTTTGTGAACACGCCCATGGTATCCTCCAAATGATTCAGATACTTCTTGTACATGACAACACAGATTCCCATAGTCACAGCATACGTGCCGGCGATGATAGCACCAGCATGATCCCCCATGAACTTAGTAACCTTAGTCTTCATAATTAAAGTCTCCTTTCAAATTTTCGGTAACCCTTCGGTTCCATAATACTGCGTGTTTTTATCGCGAATCGCATTAATTATCGATAAATCTTTCCCGTTCGGTTGTCACGAATCACAATTCTCTCTTCAATGTGAAACCCAGCATTCTCGCAAATATAGAAGATAGTTGCCATGAGTCGCTTGAATCTCTCCTCATCAAGCTGCTCTTTCTTCAAACTATAATAAGGAGTCGGATCGTGATAACCCTCGCTATTTCTGTCCATGCGCTCTCTGTATTTTTTCACACATTAGCCCTCCCAAGTATAAATACGCCCATTCTGATACGCGTCTCTGAAATAGTTATATGTACCATCGCCACGGAACCACAGGTATTCAGCAGGCAGCTCACGAATCACAGTCTCACCACACTGCTCGGCATTCCATCTGTCTAGCACGTCATAAGCCAAATCTAACAATTCCTCCTCAACCGGATGTCCAGTAGAATACCCACAGAATTGCCCCTTGGCCGTAATGACCCCAATAATGGAGTCAGAATATCCAGCATCAAATCTATTTAAAACAGTCCACATCACTGCCGCCTGCTGATCTCTCGTACTTACACTGCGCCCAGCCACCAAATATTCAGGCACACCACGCGCTTCACCCCACACAAGTCTCGCCAAAGCAACCGCGTCAGCGTCCGTATAAAGCGTTTTAAGGGGCACCTCTTCAACCGCGTCTTCCTTATCGTCATTAATCGTCGTTGCGCTTGTAGCCCCCTCTATGGCCTGGGAAACGGCCTTTTCTGTAGTCAATTGGCCCTTCATTTCTTCAGCCATCTCAACCAATTGTTCCTGCATCTCATAAACCTCATTCTTAAGCTGAATCGTAGTGATCATCAGCCCAATAAGGCACAACACCGTCATCAAATACAAAGCGGTGTCAATGTATCTATCAAAATAGTACTTCATAAGTTCCTCCTAAAATAGTTAGTTCTTCGGTCCTGTCTCCTGCGGTCCAGGTTCACTTCACTCTGGCCAGAGTTCAGAAAGGAAGAGGCCCAGTAATTAAACCAGGCCTCCCCTCTACTCATATGTAGTTAGATCTCCACGCCTTGTCTTTCCAACAGATCGCGGAAAACCATGCAGCTCTCAATCGAGTTCTTCTTAATACACTCCATATAACTCCGAGTCAAAGCCGGACTAGCATCCATAGCAAATACGCGCTTGATGCCGGGGTATCTTACTCTCATAACATCAGCCTCGTATTTGAATGTCAGAATAGACCAGTCTTCCTCGTCGATCTTCGTGTATCGAATAACCCGATAATGATCGCTCGGTCCACCGATTCCATACAGAAAGATAGTTTTCATAACAAATCTCCTTTCAAATATGAGTTTCCTCATAAAGGAGGCTGTTTTTTACGCGCCGACTACTTCCTTCAACTTCGCTCTAGTAGCAGGCCCGACGACGCCATCGACGTCAAGACCATACTTACGCTGGAATTTACGCACATCTTCGTAAGTCAAGTTCCAGAACTCCCCCGTAATGGTCAAATCTGAGGCTATAGAAGCCTGTAAATGCCACTGCAGCCATTTAACCGACTCACCGGTGCTCCCCATCCGCAAAGTGCTTGTAGGGGCCTTAAAAGGACAAACAGAGGGTGTTTTTGAGGACTCGTCCTTATCCTCACCAGCGCTCGCTTTCTTAAGGAACACGAGAATCCACCAGGAAACCTTACGATCCTCAGACTGATAATACCGTCCCTTAGCATAGCCCTGGCTGGATCCACCGCAGTCCATCATGATGGCATTTTTAGCCCCATCAGACTTCATCTTATTTCTCAGGCTGTAAGGGCTTAGTGCGCCTTTCGCGTCCGTGGTAACAAACAGATGCAACTCATCGTCATTATCACCGATTGCGGTCCGTCCTCTTACTCCGCCCTGAGCGGGTGTGAAATTGAAGATGGTCTCCTTACCATCCTTAAGCATGGTTGAGCACGCAATGGCGTTCTGATACTTCGCCATCTCTGTTGAATGGGCCATGCAAATATCAGGCCCCTCATTCCACGCTAGAACCCAATAGCCATTCTTCCTCGTAGCTAGTGTCTTGCCGTCAATACGCAGAGGAATCGCATTGACCCGACCAGTCTTCATATTATAAAGACCGCCATTGATTGCATAATCAGGTTTATACTTAGCTACGATTTGCTTAAGGGTCAGCTTGCAGTTCGTCTTGACGATCTGGATGCGCTCGATCTGACTCTTTTTGATTTTCCAGTACATTTCTTTTCCTCCTTCCCTAATGCTAAGAATTCTTCTTTTCTCTCGTTGAGATCATTAGGATGATGGTAGTGCTTCACGGAAAGGCCAGCGCGACGAATTCGTGCATGCAGAACACCGTAGGTCGTCCCTAAGAATTCTGCCATGTCTTCAACGCTGTAATAGTGATTGATCACCTGATCGATTGCCCAATCCCACTGGGCTTTTGACCATAGACTCGGACGTCCAGCCATAATCAAGACTCCTTTCTGTAATCGTCCAGCTCGGGTTTATGCTTGACCGTCCAGATAGCACACATGAGATTCCAGCAGACTGCCCGGTCGTGGGGCTCGTCCTTGTCTCCTCTAAGGAACTTAATGTAATGGCGCAGGGCGCTGTCCAAGAAGACATTCACCGGAATCCCCTTGCGCCAGTTATTGTCGCCATACTTCTTTGCCCCATCTTCAAAGTGGATTGACACCTCGAGGAGCATAGTGAATACGTCCCATCCACGTGCATCATAGAACCAATCCAAGGCCCTATACAAATATCCAACGTCGTCCATTTCCTGGAACTTATAGACGAACCAAAACATCGAATCTTCAAATTCATCGTCGCCATTCACCAATTCTGCCACCACATCCAGAGGCATCAGGTCGCAACGCCCCTTACCAGCTCGCATGTCCCGCACAGCGCCAGACTCAAACTGGGTTCGATCTCCGCTGTCGAGAATATGAGGAGTACTGCCAGCCTCATTCTGATGGGCAGAATTTTTTACGTCGTTCGGGTTCATATACCAGTCAGCCATACTTTTCTCCTTTCTTACTCAAACGGAACCTGGTCGACGTCTCCGCCGGCAACGGTTACGGACTGCATGAGCATCTGCTTCTCGTCATCCCAGAACAGGGTGTCGAGAATATCATCGATTCTGGCCTGAATGTCGGGGTCGGTCATCTGCATGACTTCATACCCCTGAAGACCAACGTTCTTACGCAACTTTTGCATTACGGTGCCAGCCCACATTCTGAACTTGCGAGCCTCAAGCTTACGACTAGCGAACAGAGCCTCATAGATACCGAGCTCATTGACAGCGAGCATCCAGAAAGACCCTGCGCCACGCTTAGCGCCGATGTCTTTTCCAATGGTGGGGGAATCAACTCGCTTGACAGATTCGTATTTAAGGTCGTTTGAACCGGCCTCAATTCGAACTCTTTCCAGCATGTCGGGGTTAATCCGCTGCGACACATCTTTAGCCCTCAGCTTCAGCGCATCGCAAATGTCCTTCAGGATCGCGTACCACTCGCCTTCTATCTCCACGAAGCGAATATCATAGCCGCACCAATTTTCAGTTCTCACAATTTTCTCCTTTCATTTTATACCCCGGAAAAAATGGGCACGTATTCCAGTTGCCATTAGCTGCAAATTTGCAACTCTCTGCGACGCATTTCTGCCCGATATAGTTGGGATGGCCGCATTTAGGAAAATTCGGGTACAGAATATCCTGAGCATGCAAGAACGCCGCCGCGTTAGGGCCCACAAACAACGGTTCACCATGCGGTAAATAGTCGCGGATGCCCTCAGGAATGTCTTCTTTATGCTCACCAACATAATACACAGGATGCGGCCCGGATCTGTCAATGGCAACATAAACTGCTTTCTTCCCGTTCGTTAAATATCTAGCACTGAGGCTCATTACTATCCTCCCTTTTTATATATCAATCGTTGATCAAAAGGCATCGCGAACCTTTAAGAAAACAGTAATCTGAAGATCATAGTCATCATTTACGACATCTCGAACGCCATATTCTCTCCACTGCGCCCCATAGTCGTAAGATTGGGAAATCATTCTTGAAACGATTTCGTCCACGAATGCCGTCGCCATTTCATAAGTAACTTATGCGACATAATGGCCATTCTCGGACAGAATATCTACCGAATTCACAATGCACTCGTCCATATGCCGCCTCCTATCAAGGCTTATACCAGCCAACATAGTGAGCATGCTTCTCGCAGCGCTCAAAGATCAACCGCCGTCTAGGCAGACAAATATAAAACCGACTAGGATCCTCAGGACTCTTCTTAAAGATGAACATTTTTATTCTCCTTTCTTAACGCGGCGTGGCGACAGTCTTGCTAAAGAACTTGCATTCGACTCCGATCGGGCGAATGTATGAAATGTCTCGCACCGGGATTCCACGTTCCTCATGAGGATTGTGTGACTTGAGCTCCAGATTATTCACAGCCTCCACTATTTCCGAATATTCGGTTTCATATTTGCAGAGGTGCTGATGAGTGCAGTTGCTACAATTCATGGGGATAGTCGTTTTCATTTTTATTCTCCTTTCTCACTCACAACGCTCGCTGAATTCAATCATGCGCTGACTGACACGAGCGGTGACTTCGATGTAATAACTGAGCTGAGCGGGGGTCATTTCATCCTGACACGCGTCAAGTGTCTGTACAGCATCCATAACCTCAGCATACTGACTCATCCACGCAGCGTAGTCCTCCATCATAGAGAGCTGTGTATCGGTGTCAGCCTTCAGATATGCCTCAAGGAAATCGCAATAGCCATCGATGAATGCTTCGTACTGATCCATGGCCGCCTTGAATTCAGGATCGACCTCTTCGATTTCCTCTACCTCTTCAACTGCTGGAATGCTGGAGCTAGCCTCTGCAGAAGACTGGGCCCCGCCGCAACCGACGAGACCCAGAGTGAGAGCAATGGCAATGAGCATGGCAACAACCTTTTTCATGATTTTTCTCCTTTCAAATATCGTTCCTAGTTCTTTTGACTGTCTTTTGTGGCGTTTTTCGCTTCGTTCACGAGTTTCGTGAGCATTTGAAAAAGTAAGAATTCGCGGCAGAAGCCGGTATATTCAATGCTGTCTTCAAACCACGCATCGCCCTTTTTGACCTTAATGCGTATCACGTTTGGATCGGGATCAAAACAGACCCGCATCTCAATTCCGTACTTATGTAGCTCATCCACATACTGAGAAAGAACACTCGGATTCATGCATCGCCCATCTCCTTTCAAAATTCGATCCATTTATCATCAGGGTACTTTCTCGCAATGTGTCTCCCACAATATTTACAGCGAGAAATGTAATATGTGCCATGATAATTTAGAACAGCATAATCCGGTTCGTGCCATTTGAAAATATCATGATATACTACCTTAAACCAGCCAAATCGTACGTACAAGATCCCACAGAGTAGGAACACAAGCAGACCTACAAATAGCGCAATCGCAGCGATGACAATGGCTCTCATTCGCCTGCCTCCTTTCCACCGCTTTCCGCAGAGGCCTTCGCTTCGTCCTCTCCAGTAATCAGCTCACTATACGGCAGGCTCTCGACCCAGTCACAGAAGGTATGCCACTCGTCCAGCTTATGATTCCGACGAGACTTGTACATATTGGCCAACACCTCGTAATTGAGCATGACCGTCCGGCGCTGGTTGTAAGAGCTGGGGAGAAGCTGAATCATTTGCCACCAAATATCTTTTGCACTGAGACCGGTTTCAGATTCTTTTTTAAGTGCGGTCAGATATTTCATGCGGCAGTTGTTAAGCATCTCAATTGTGATCTTAAGCACTCCGAGCGGAGAATAAATGACATCTTCAGTCTGACACGGCGTAACATCCACATACGGATACTCTCTAGACATAATTACATCATTGGGCATGCCATTGAATCTGATTAGATGTTCGTGGCTGAAATCATCCAGCGTAAATTCCTTGTCAGTGATCTTGTGCATCGTACTGCAGGAGTTCGCCACTGTGCCCACCTTATAGGTATCAAACTCCTTCCACCAATACAGCGGAGCGGTGATGTCGAGATAGACAGTAATCATCCGCATGAACTTACGATGGTCGGTTCCGGCGTTGCGAAGATTCTTCATAAGATTGAGGTCGTTAGGACCGATAATGTATCTTCTAAGGTCCGTATAGGGAACGCCATCTTCATCAAAACAATGCTTGGACTGTCTGTGAAATTCGCTATCACTCTTCTCCCAGCTGTTCTTCGGATTCCGCATCCCCCGGATGGCAGCCTTCCATCCCACGACCTCGACGTTTTCAATTTTCAGCATCTTTATTCTCCATTTTTTTCATCAATTCCTTAGCCGCTTCGAGCTTTTGCTTATGGTTCATAGCATGCGGGCATTTAAATGCGTCAAACTCGCAGAAACAGCACATAGATCCAAGAGTCAACGCCCAACAACGATGAGCAAGCGCCAGACAATCATGGATCATAAACCTTTTAAGTGCCGCATAGTCATTTTTCGAATCATGAAGTCGCTCGCGAAGACTATTTACCTCACTCCTCAATCGTTCATTTTCTTTTTTAGCATCGGAGGCCATCGCTTGCCGAAGTTCGTCAAGATTCATTTTTGTTCTCCTTTTCGAATTTATCCATCGCGCAAAGATCCGCATGTGTCTCATCGCAGAACTTTAAATCTTTAGGATCCACGTAGCCCATGCCCTCCGGGAATTCCACGATGGCACGCATATAACTGATAGTGCCATTCGAATAATGCTCCCAGCAATGGAAATATCCAACCTTGCCATTTACACGGCAGAGTCGTAGTTCCCTTTTGACAGTGATGTCGCTAAGACTAGCCATTTTTATTCCTCCTCCTGCCTCGGTTTTGGGATCATCGCACAAAGAAATTGACCGGACAGCATGACCGCTTCGTCTCTCGTAAACCCATGCTGCATAAAGTTGTCCCGAAGAAAACCAGCCATCTCAGTTAAGGAACCAAGGGTGTTGAGCAGCCCCGCAATCTGTTCGGAATTATCCATTTTATTCTCCCTTCGTCGTCTCATCGTGGAATTTCTGCATGACCTCAGTCACTTTGTTCGCAAGCTCCTTCATAGAAGGCAGTGGAGACACAGAGATATCCAGCTTCAGTTCTTTCTTTACCACCAGCACCTTCTCCAATTCACGCTTCAGAGCGCTGTTGGTGCCATGCATCTTCTTCGCCAGAGCAATGCAATACCCGAGATACGCATCATGCTCCTCACCCTCAGCGGCCCGAACGATGGTCTTCGTGCCGTCCGTCCAAAGCACCACGGTGACTCCAGCGGCTTCGTCATAGATGACCTTCTTGGGCTTATAAGATGTGCCCAGAGTCCAGTTAATGCCATCGGTGGACTGAGTAAAGGAGACGTGCTGATATGCGATACGAAGGCAAGAAGGAGCAAACCAAGTCAGTTCCTCTCGAGCAGAAAACCGAACACCAACACGAAGATGGTTATAGTCAAAAGCTTCGATCGTGCCCCGCCAACCCCGTTTATTGGGGTGCTCAATGACCACAACTGTCATGCCCTTCTTCATCCCGTTCATCAGTCTACGTTCGTCCATTTTATTAATCTCCTTTTCGATATTTTTTGTCGATGCAACGTCCGTGTCGATATATCTCTGCGCATAACCGAGCGCATCCAGAAGATCCATGTGGTTCATTCTTTTTCTCCTTTCTGCAGTTCCTTCTCCAAATATCTTTTAATGCCAGCGCAGGTCCTTCTTCGACTGCAGCGTATGACCGTGTCGGAGATAATGAGCTCCTCATCAAAGTTATATACCTTCTGCGGTCTCTCCACATCAGGATCAAACACCAGACAATCCTGACAATATGGCTGAATATCAAGTATGATCATTTGTCGGCCTCCTCGTAATAAACAGGCTTGTGGGAATATGTATTTACGGACTCGCTAAGACAATCGTCACAAGGGTCCTCATGCTCGGAGAGTTTTTCGTACTTACACGACTTGCAATACTGGCAGAAATATACTTCTTTATAACCTTCGCTCATGGGTTACCTCCTCTTCACGCTGGCCTTGCCGAGATTCTGACACTCAAGCAGAGTTCCATCCCTGTACTTAAAGAAATACAGATTACTGTTATGCTTGGAAATGACGATCTGATACTTGCCTTTCGGGGTCTCGAATCGATTGTCGATAAGGATGTCGCCATGCTCCTGAGCGGAAATGAATTCAAGCTTCATTTTTATTCTCCTTCACACGCTTATACTTGCACCATTCTTTGGTTGCAGCAGATAAAGAGATATGAGGCTTCGTCCTGAAACCGCAAATCTGACAAACGATGTAGAAGTCAGGGGGCTCTTTATTCGGGTTCATCTTCCGAAACCCAGAGTCCATCCCGCATGCTGGACAAGTGGGTAGCTCAATCTTCCCGCTCATAAGCATTTTCCGTCCTTTTTGATGATGACTTCGTGAAAGAATCTACGACCGCATGACTCAGGAATTAGGCCCTTAGAAACAAATTCGTTCTTTTTCTTGCAGTAGACTTTGTCTGGCATATGCCGGAATTCTGCGTACAGACACCCTGCACAGTGGTGCTTAGACATAACAGCTATCCTCCTTTATTTTTTAATGTCCTTAAAATCGATAGACCCCGCAATGGCGAAGAGTCCTGCCGCGATAAGAAACTGGGGCTCCTTTACGATAAGCCCCACCGCCGTGAAAATCAGTGCAAAAATCCAACCCATAAAATCTTCCTCCTTAAAAATTAAAAGAAAGAGACCTCATTACGAGATCTCCTCCTCTTTTTCTTTGGCATTTTCGACGATCTGCAATGCCTTCAGTCTGATGATGTTTGTAGCCACGTTATCGATGATCAGTGCTGTCACTACGACAGCCCAACCTGAAACCTGGACTACAGTCTTATTTCCAACTGGAATTTTCATGCGTATCGCCTCCTTTCCATAATATAAATTGTAAATTACGCGAATCTGTCGCCAGCATATTTACCTTCGTTGAAGTTTTTCTTCTGGCTAAGTGCTCGGCTGATTGCTAGGTCAATTCCGCTTCTGCTTTTGAGATGGTAGTAATAGAGGTCGACAAATTTGGTGTTCAGTCTGTCAATTCGTCCTGCTGCTTGCTGCATAACTTTGTAGGAGTAGTTCTGACTGTAAAAGACAATGGTGTCTGTTGTGATACAATTCCAGCCCTCGGCTCCTGCAGTATACTGGACGAGATAAACCCATTTAGAAGCTGTAGGTACTGCTCCATGGACATGACCGTTCCATTCTCCGACTTCGCACCCCGCATTACTAAACACCTCCCGTAAAATATCAAGCTCGTAATCAAAATTGTAGAAGATTATCATCTTCGGATGCTTTTCGAATAACTCGAGCAACGCGACCTGCCTGGACTCGTCCGTATTCACAATTTTGCGCCACACATAACACAATCCAGCAGCATTGATGATCGGCTCATCCTTAAACGGATCCCATCTGTTCTTGCTAGCGTTCTTATACTTGGAAATATCATAGCTGCAGAACACGTCTTCATGGTGGGCTACTGTCACTCGATTAAAGTCCATAGTGACCAAAATATCATTGCGATGACGGATGAGCTTTCCTGTGCTGACATAATGGTCGATTTTCGGATAAGTCTTATTAATCCATCGATAGACGATATGCTCTCTCGTGAATTCTGTTTTGTTCTTATAGAATCCATTCGCCACAAATACCGGAATATAATCGGACCAGGTATCTCCGGGAGTTGCCGAGAGTAGAATCCATTTGTTCTTCCTCGCAATATTAAGGAACGCTTTGACCCAGGCGCCTGAGCCCACGACACGCTGTTCATCAAATATAAAGAACGCTCCGTAGACGTCCTTATACTTACCGATATTGTTCCAAGAGTCCACCACGACTTTGTTTTTGTAATATGCTACATCCGGATTCGTACTTAGAAGGAACGGGACGAGCTCCCCCTCCCATTCTTTTGTGTCCCGCTTACGAGCCGTCGTGATAATATAAAGATCTCTTGGATTTTGCATATCGACATAGGCTTTGGTTCCGAGTTTACCGCCTTGTTCCTGGTAGTAATATGCGAGGGAGGTCCGAGATTTCCCAGACCCCACCCCTCCGCATAATATACAGCCGTTTTTCATCCGCCCGACAGCATCGAGCTGGTAGTCATATAGGCTTATTCCGGACATCAAATATCAACCTTCGTATCCAATGGCGGAACCACTTCTGCGAAATCAATCCCGCAAATTTGACATCTATAGCACTTGGTTACTGAACCATTCTCGTGTTGTATTGAATACCTAAATTGATAATCATGCGGGCAAATCTCCGGATGCTCTCTGCACATTCGAAACACAATGTTCGCTGCTAACTCCAAGCTGTTAAGATCCATCTTTTTCTCCTTTACTCTCTATACCAGTCATAAATCTCGATGCTAGGCACACCTGTTCCAATCCATTTCTTTGATTTTGGATCGTATACCTCGTATTCAGGGTTTAGAATAATGCTGCTTCCAGTTTTATTTGCAAGATCCATAAGTGCCTCAAGACTTTCGACCGTAACGTGCTCATCTTTGTATCCAAACTCTTTTAACGAGGGATATTTTTCGATCAGCGTCTCTTCATTTCTGCCCCAATTGGTAGATTCGATGTGGAATTTCATACTTTTCTCCTTTTATCGCTGATTGGGGCAATAAGCGATTTTATTGTACGGTCCTTTGCAAAGAGAATCACAATCTTCGCAAGGACCACACCAACTTACAAGTTTCATGAATCTCCACATTCGGCGAACCTGGTGATATGAAAACTGGTAGGGCTCTGTTGATGTTCTCATCATCGCTTTAACCTCGCGGCTTTCTTGTTTTTGATACTTGTTCATACCTTTCTCCTTTCAAACATACATACGCCCATCGTAAGGGCGCTTTTCTCGAATCATTTTATTCCAGCATGAGCTGTGTAGGTATTGCTTTAAGCCTCGTTTAGTCAATACCATTTCTGCATCATAATCATCTGGGTGCTTTTTCAGCATTGCATCCATTACTACTTCCACTGGTTCGCCACATAATGGGCATCTGCTATTGACTATCAATCGTCGTGCCATGTTACATCACCTCCAATTTTGTTCTAGTCAATTCATAATCCCAAGCTGTGCCCCAGTGACATACTGCCCAAATATAAATACCCAGATTGTCGTTGTAGAAGACTAGTTCATTCGTATAGTCTTTCAGAATCTCGTAACCGTAGCGAGATATGATGAAATCCTGCATAATCATCTTGTCGAAGTTGCCAGCGACAATCTCCCAATCTCCAAGCGTCTCCTCACGAACGGTGTTATTTAGAATAAGATCCTCAAGCATATGTGCTAGAGTTCTGTAGTCCAAATATCCTCTTTCCTTCGCGTGATCCGATACCTCAAACCCAAATACTTTTCCGTCATACATTCTGATACTTTTTTCCATGTTGTTTCCCTCCTGGGGTTAAAGTGAAGAGAGTAAGGTCTAGATACAGATCTAGAATTACCAAAGACCCCGCGGTCTTTCCTTCTCTCTCATATAACAACTTGTAAATTTCGCGAAAATAAAAGGAAGAGCCCTTGTTAGAGCTCCTCCTTCGTTAGTTTAGCGACCATGCTTACAAACTTAACTCGTGGGCGTTTATCGTCGGATATTACATCCATACATTGTGAACCTGTCAGATCTGTCTTGGCAAGAGCACCTAACATACGGCCCTTGCCCATTTGATATGACGCATCACTTATTGTATAAATAATGCTCCCAACAATACACGTTTTAATAAGTTTATTCATAAAAGTCACTCCTTTCATAAAGGAATGTGTAAACTTCGCGAATGACATTAGCCGACAACTGTGTTGCCGTCTGCTCGAATAAAAATAAAAGGGAATGGGGCCCAGCCGAAGCCAGACCCCACTCTTTTGAAAACGTAGCTACATCTTCAAATTAAAACTCGTAAACTGCTCTAAGGACAACATCATTACGGTCGCCCTGACCGTTTACTACATTACCCACGATCTTATTGTCATAGATCGTGAGAGTCTTTGTGATGCGCTTCTCGAGAGATGTGTCGGCAGCGCTGCCATAGAACCGAGGAACATCACACAAGAAGTTCTTGCCATTCCATGCGTCTCCATCATATCGACACTTCGGAATCATAGTTGTGGCGATATCAGCATCATTGGCGGTGCCGGTATCCGGATCATAATCACACCACAGCAGCATCCAGCCGGTTCTGCACTCAGAAAGCTTTTTGCTGGGTGTGATGGTGTGGTTTGCATTGGGGTAGAGCTTACCGCTCCAAAGTACAGGAGAACCTACGTCATAAATTGCTTTCCAGCCCTTCCAACCGTTACTGTCTTTGAAATTACTGAAAATACTTCCAGAACTACCGAAAGCCAGAGCCCAGATATTTGTTGCGGAAGTCTTGTGGATTAGCATACGCCAAGCCTCAATCGTTTTCGGGTTGTTGGTAACCCCCGACTGAGAATATGCGGTATGCATGCCGATAGACATCGCAGCGATTTTAACAAGGAGATCCGGATTGTCGGCCTTGTTATACACATACTGCACGTCACCATCATCTGCCACCATCTGGAGAGTTTTGGCGATGTATGCCGAATCATGATTGTGGCTGGCGGCTGCGTAACCAGTGTGAGTATGATTAGCTGCCGCGTACCCAGAATGTGTATGATTTACCGAGGCATAACCGCTATGTGTATGGTTGGAGTCTGCTTTTCCTGTTTCCAGGGCCGAAATATCTTCCTCGATTGCGTCGAGATCATTCGTGAGGAACTGTGACCGATTGTTTGCTCTGAAGATTTCGTTCGTAGACATCACAGGGTTAAAAGCAATATCAGACATAAGAGTACCTCCTTTTAAAATTTAAGCCCATTCGTCAAAGTAGTCTTTGAGGTAAGCATAAGCGGTACTGCCTCTAACCACGGCCACGAATTTGCCAGCACCATAACAGACTGAGGACCATGCCAGAGAAGCCGGCATCGTAGTTTGAGACCAATTAATGCCACCGATACCACAAGCGGCGATGTTGCTGCGATTAGCCACGACTACAAATTTATCGTTACCATAACAGACCGAGGACCAGTTTACGTTAGCAGGAAGCGAGGTCGCATTCCAGGTGGAACCATTAGTAGAATAAAGGATCCTACCGTAGCCACCGCTACCAGCCACTGCTATAAATTTCCCATCGCCATAACAGACCGAGGTGCAGTACGCAACAACCGGAAGCGTAGCCTGAGTCCAGTTATTGCCATCGGTAGAGTAAGCGGCGACGTTGCTGCCATTAGTCACCGCTACAAATTTACCGTTACCATAACAGACCGAGGACCAGTTTGAAGAAGCCGGCAATCTTCCACTACTCCAGTTGATGCCATCGGTAGAGTAAGCTGGTAATTGATTGTCCGTGCCACAAAGAGCCACAAACTTACTGTTGCCATAGCAGACTGAGTTCCAGTTTCGTGATCCGGGCAACGTCATTTTGGCCCAAGTGACACCATTGGGGGAGTATGCTCCGTAGCTTGCCCCGGCAGCCACAGCTACAAATTTACCGTTACCATAGCAGACGGAATACCATTGCGCACTAGCCGGAAGCGTAACCTTAGTCCAGTTAATGCCATTGGTAGAGTAAGCAGCGATGTTGCTGTTATAAGCCACAGCTACAAATTTACCGTTACCATAACAGACCGAGGACCAGTTCGCATTAGACGGCATCGTACTCTGCACCCAACTCGGTTTTGCCACTCCAGTCTGAATAGCGGCGATTTTGGTGGCGAAGTCATTGGCTACGATGGTGCCGGTCTCGCCGGTTTTAGCCCGAATTGCATTGGCGATAGCTTTCAGATTAGTCTCTTGAATACTCATCAGTAGCTCGCCTCCCACGTATTCTGGATTGCGGATTGGATGGCGGTGTTCATGCCATCCGGCGTGACGTAATCGGTGCCTCCGACAGCGAGCTGGATTTGCTTATAAGCAGTAACCTTAAGAAGACCGGCGGTGCTTGGGAGGAATGGAATTTGGACCAAACCATCTCCACACTCGAGGGATCCATTCGACCTCCACACTGCACTCGCCATGTCCACAGAATACAATGTGTCAGCGGCGTCCGGAAGAGCTAAGGAAAATGTCATGTGATCATTGGATGCTTCTAGCATAGACAATTCCCTGCCATTTACCCTCATAACCACCTTCTTCCCGGCAAGATATGCCGCGTAAGCGTCCGAATAGGTTTTGTCCGCCACAGCGTCTTCGACGAGGTCGCCAGTGCCAAAAGTCCACCCCGTAATATTGACGATAAATGGTTTAACTTCCTCGATGGCTTCGTTAAGTCCGTCGACCTGACTTACCTTGGTCTTCGGATACATGGCCGTCACATTGCCGGCGCTATCTTTGTATTTCATCGTACCGGTCTTTTCGGTAGTTGCCATTGGTTAACCTCCTTTTATAGAGTAGGGAGGGCGCCCAAAAAATGAGCAACCCTCCCCATGGGTTACACAGGAATTACTCCTGGATCTGGAACCAGAGATCACCCTCGGCCAGAGCAGCAGGCTCAGTAGCAGAGTAGTAGATCTTGGACTTGCCGGACCAAGCGGTCAGGTTGTCCTCAGTGATCTTATCCAGAGTAGCCTTGTTGGTATGGCTGTGCTTCTTCTCAACAGCGTCCTTCAGATCAGCATTGGTCTGATCATAGGTGTCGAGCAGAGCCTTGTTCAGGTGGCTGTGGTTGCCCTCGGAGGCGGCATTAACCTTCTCCTTCAGCTCGTCGGCCAGGTCAGCCTCGGCAACCTTATCCTTAGAAGCCAGAGCGCCAAGAGCGTCGACAGTGGCCTTGACGGCCTCGAAAGCGGTCTTGTCAGCCTTATTGCCGATGGCAGCGTTCAGAGCATCCATGGCGGTGTCGTTGGTGCTGATGTAGTCGGCGATCTCCTTCAGAGTGTCGTAGGTTTCAGGAGCACCATTGATCAGATTGCTGATGGCGGTGCTGATGGCGGTGTTCATCGCCTCAGTGGTGGGGCGAGCAGTCAGAGCATCCGCCAGACCAGTCACATCAGCCTGAGCATGGGTGTGAGCCTTATCAGCCTTGCCAGCCAGACCAGTGGTCAGGTCATCGCTGGACGCCTTGGTGGCAATGTCAGCAATGATCTCCGCCAGCTTGGTAGACAGAGTGGTGGTATCGTCAACGTAGACGTTAGCGGCACCAGTCTTCACCATGATCTCATAGATAACGCCTTCGATCTTAGCCTTCAGGATAGTGTTCTTAGTAGCCATAATTTTTAGTCTCCTTTAAAAATATAAATTTTAGTTTTTTGAGTGGGTTTGGGTCTAGGGACACGATTCATGCAATCATATATTTCATCACCCCACTTCTCGATGGATGATTTGTTTATCTTTATCCGGCACTCGTGCTAGAAGTGTCGAACCAAAGAACTGGGCCAGAGGTCGGTTCAACTTCACCTACGTACATATACGTACCAAGATACTCTTTGACAGCCTCGGAAATCTCCTGAGTGCCGTCCATGACATCGAACGTCTTAGTCCCCGTGGCGTCTGTAATCGCGACACGATGACCACCATTAATATCTGTAACGGTAACAGTCGGGGAAACGCCATCAGTACCATTGGTTCCGTCATCACCATTCATAACGTCAAACGATTTTGCACCGTCCTTATCCGTAATGGTGACACGCGTTCCATCGGTAATAGCTGCCGTCGATACGGTAGGAGAAACACCATCGGTACCATTTGTACCATTGGTTCCGTCCTGACCGTTTGTACCATTCAGAATTTTAACTGTCTGACTTCCGCTATAATCGGTAATGACGAGCTCTTTACCACCGTCTACATCACGAACGACTATTTTTGGAGAATATCCATTCGTACCATCGGTTCCGTCTTTACCGTCAGTACCATTGAGGATCTTGACTGTCTGGCTTCCGCTATAATCGGTAATGACGAGCTCCTTACCATCGGTCACATCGCGGACAATGATCTTCGGGGAATATCCGTTAGCACCATCAGTACCGTCGAGAATGTCAACGGTCTGACTGCCACTGTAGTCAGTAATTACGAGTTGCTTACCACCAGTAATCTCTTTGACGATGATCTTCGGGGAATATCCCTTTATGTTTTTGGTCGCAGGATTTTCTCTGCCTTTATCGTTCGTCCAGGAAAGATTACCATCGTCATCAACGGAAGGAGTAAATGTGGCGCCATCGTATTCGCCAGATGCGCCGGCTGCAATGAGTGTGTCCTTTACTTTCTGAACCTCGTCTTCCCACTGAAGAATGATGTCCGGATACGAGTCAAAGTAGCCCTCACCAGCCTCCAAGCCCTCCGAAATATACATTTCAGTGTTGAGCTCAGAGTTCCAGTGATTGACTTCATTGCCGTCCGCGTCGCCCTTCTTAATGCAGACGAGGAACTTAATCTGACCAACCACTTCGGTGACATTACGAGAGATCTTCCAATTGAAATGCATAATTCGATCGTTGGTAGTGTCGACCGAAATATCAGTCGCCTTGTAAATACCAACTACGCGATCCTTACGCATGTAATTGATATAGATACTCAGGTCAGACATATCGAGGTCGTCCCAGTATCTAGGACAATCGAATGTAACCGTCTCAACGTCGTGGTCGTACTGAACCGCAATTCGCTGCAGTTCCTTCGGGACAGAAATGAATCGGTCGTCGCCAACCACAATGTGAGGCTCAGTTTCGGGGTTTGCTGACTGAAGAGAAATATCATTCTCAGTCAAACTGTTCAATAACTCTTCTGCTTGACTCATGACTTCCCTCCATTCTGTTTGACTGTCACCTTATTGGTTTTGATTACCGAGGTTTTCTTTTTACCGACTACCTGGACCTTAAAACTTCTCTTCTCAAGAGCTTCAAAAGGAATGACGCAAGTCTTCCCATCTGCAAGAACGCGAGGAGGATATTCTCGACCGAGAGGAGAGTAAAAGCCTACCGCTTTGCCATACCCATCCCAATCCTTAGAGAAGGAGAACTCACCAACCAAATATCCATGGGAACCAGGAATCAGATTTGAGAAGTCACAGGTCGGGTCCTGGCGAATCGTTTGGCCGTCCACGATAAAACGTAAGGTTCTCATTTGGATCACCTGCCTTATGTTTAATCAACGAGCTCAGCCCAAATTGCATAGCCTTCGCTGGGCACAGTTCCTTCGCCACTACCGAGTTTCTTCAGCGAGCCATCAGTCTGAATCTCGTAAAGACCCCGTTCGTCACCCTCTGTGACGTGAAGAATTTGAGTATAATAATATACCGTATTGGTAGAGCCGGGAGCTTCCGCGGTCTTAGCTGCTGCTACCGCTTCCGCATAAGTCTTAAAGAACGAATTGGCCTCGGCAGGGAAAGCGCCAGTCATAGCGAACGATACACCGAAATTTAGTTTCGGTACTTCAGGTAATGCCATAGTTACTTCCCTCCTTAAATCTTGAACGTGTATGTATTCGCCTTGTCATTGGCGTTTGCAAACTGCTGAACATACACTCGATAGTTGATGGCCGTATAGCCATTTGCACCTTCGACGGATACCGTGTATGCAGTAAAGGCAGGGAGGATTTCAGCATTCATACCATTTACATCCTTGACACTGGATAATTCCTTGAGTGCTGCGGGATAAGCGAATACCACTGCCATGGCACCAACGGGAACATTGACAGTGATCGCGTTACCATTAGCCAATGCCTTACCGGACTTTTGGGCCAATCCGCGAATCAAGGCGCTGGTCAGTTCGGCGTTTTTATCGGTCAGAGTGCCGTAAAAGCTGTTACGATAGCCAGTGATAGCTCCACTTGTAGCAGTCTTAGTGGCGGCTTTGATTTGACCGGCGGGATACTTAACCTCAAGTGCCGTCGTAGGAATAGCACCGTCAGAATATGTGCACTTAAGCGTAATTTTGTAGTTTCCGCCATCAGGTACCGTATATTCGGCAAAGGAGCCACTCTGAGTAGTTTTCTTTTCGCTCGTCACGGTATTAGTCGCTTCCCAAGCAGTAGGAGTTACGCCAGTATTATCAGGACCGTACTCGTACTTACCCGCACTAAAAGAGCCTGTATAAGCCGGAGTGACTTTCGTGCCGACCTCATAAGCCTTTGCCGTTCCACTGGAAACGCCAACGCTAGGCTGAGTGATCGTGGGATTCTTATCTTCGGAATAAGCATCCAGAAACGTAGCTTGGACGCTCTTGTTTTCTGCCGGGACTCTCACCTTACCATTGACAGGTTTGTACTTTCCGAACTGTTCAGTCAAGATCAGATCAGAATCAAAAAATACTTCGTCGGCAGTGTATTTGGGTTTTTCCGGAGCCTTCGCCCAATCAGGCACAGTGGGATCAGTCTCAGTGGTGATTCCGCCACCGCCTCCACCGCCAGAACCGATCTCTTCGCGCAGATCATCGATTGCATCTGCGACTTCCCGATCGGTTGCAAGGAAATCCAAGTCGGGTCCGCGCAACGCCCAAGTGTAAATCTCTCTAGAGATCTTGTAACCCTTCTGGATGAATGCCTCGACACATTCGTATCGCAGGCCAGTGTCCTGATCGACATAAAACTGCCCCACTGCACCGGGGGTATCTTTTGTCGGGGGACCATTGCTCTTGATGTCGGAATAGGTCTGTACCACATCCATCGTTTTACCCTCCTCGCAAATTGAAAATAATTTGTGACTGAAAATATAAGAGGAAGAGACATCGTATTTCAGACATCTCTTCCTCTCATAAAAGGGCATGTTTTAGCCGCGAATACCGTTAGAACTGATCGTCTCCAGCAAAGCGGTCAACATCCTGAATGACCTCGATGTTCTGAAGGTATGCAGTGCGCCCAGCCTTCCCGTTGACATCCCAGTCATAAGGCCGAATGTCAAGGTTAACACAAACGATGTCGATGTCATCCAGAAGCCCGATGCTCTCTTCGTCCAGACGATTCTTGTTGCGTCCGGTCTGAAGATACACATTTGGACCCCGACCGTTAAACTTCACCTTGACAGGCAGGAACATGAACGGGGTGTCGCCGTCCTCCCGAGGCGGCTTGATCTTGACGTTCCAACCAAGGTTGGTGAGCTCATTAGCCGTCTCCTCATCCGGAATGACAACCGCAAAATTGCGGTCGCCCTCACGGTTGTACTTGTCGCCTCTACCAGCGAAGTTGCGATAGATGATACGTGCATCATCGATCTGCAGGATATCCCGAGGTGCATAAGTGATTCTCATAGTTTTCATTCTCCTTTAAAATATAATTTTCAGCGTTTAATGAACAAATCGCCTTCATCAATTCGTGAAGTGAAATCTGAGTTGTCGTATCCGGCTTTACAGCCGTCCTTCATCAGATTAGGGCAGCCATGACAAGTGTCTTTTCCACAAGCCATGGTCCACGGCAAATCTGGACCCTCGGCGTTAAACCACGGAGCAATATCCGGAGTTGGGTCGTCCGAAACGAACCATTCGAAATCTCCGTACTTACCCATGGTATCAATAGCGTCGTCAACCAGCTTGTCGTAATAAGACCGATCAATGTCTTTCTCTTTCCCAAGAGTCTTGACCATCTCAGATTCGAGCCATCTATAGCCCTTGGAGCCAGTGGCGGCCGAATACTTGACATTGCCTTCCTTGTCCTTGCCTTCGCGAAGCAGCTCGCCGCCGCCATGACCAGGCAGGATCGGACAGAACGCACCAACCTTACCAATGAAGTGGTAGTCGTGCTCACCTTCGGGCAGACCCTCGTTCGTATCCAAATACAATGCAGTAGCGACAGACATCGTTTCACACATGTCGTCGAACTCAATGTCTTCTTTGCTAAACAGAGTTTTGAATACATAAGGAACTGCGAACTGTTTGCCAGTGGCATCCCATTTGCCGGCTTTCTTTTTCTGCTTGCTAGGCAAATATCCATAGGTCTGCTTACACCAGTCAACGTCCTTATACTTGGCAATATACACTGCGTCATTTACCAAGCACATACGATCGTACGTAGCCTCATGCTCGAAGGTATAGCCATAACTCCGACCGAAAGCCATAACGAACTCGATGATTTCCGGAGTAGCATTCGGAATCTTGATTGAATCCGTCTTGATATGGGCGACAGTGAATCCTCGTTTCTGGACTTCATGCTTGAGGTCGACCATGAACAATGCGCCACGTTTGGCGACGATATTGTCCTTATTGCGAGGATCTCTGAATGCATTCTCAAACCCAGCAGAGGTCAAGCCATAGACCGAGTTGATTGCCGTTTTGAGTGCATCTGCAAGCTGACCAGATGTCAGTTCGCCATCGATGACCTTCTGTACATACGGTCTCAACTTGCCATCCAGCATCTCGTTGACGACATCCCACGCCTCATGTTTAATGCTCACTCGACCCTCGACAATATCGCGGAATGCTCTCGTGTATTTCGGACCGAACAGACACTCGGCGATTGCGCTATGAGGATGCATCGATGCGATGTCCAGTAGAGCAACATTTACATGCATGCCAGGCTCGGCATAGACATAACCGCCTTCGCCGACTTCTTCGCCTCGATAAATCGACTTGCCGGCCTCGTACTTATAGCCAGGAAAATATGGCAGATACGATTCCGTGCCAGGCGCCTCGTTCGGACAATCGGACGGAACGCGTCTCTGAGACATCATCTCAGGGCAAGCTTCCTCAAGGAACGCCTTAACCTCCGGATCAAGCTCAGTTACAGGCTGCGACATGTCACGATAGCAGAATTCATTCTGAGGCTTGCGATTATTGCCGAAGATAATTCGAGTGGTGAGCGTATTGGTTGTGTCATTGACTGTCATACCAGCCAAGTCGGCCAGAATCTCTCGAGCAGTCCAGTCTGCTTGCAGATGGTTGAACAGAGCCTCCGTTGCAATAACATCATTATCGCAATACTCAGCAACCTTAGTCCACATCTCCTCAGGTACGGGCTGATCCCATGGCAGACCAAGCTCCTGATGGTGAATACCAAGCTCGATCTCCCACTTCTTTAGGCTCTTCTTATTGCCAGCAGAAGCGAAATCATAAATATCGGTGTAGGACAGATTATACGCTTCGCCGAAGAGACCGCTGTTACGATCTCCCTTACCAGAACTTACGATTTTCTGAGACAGATTGAAGAGCTGCTCGTTCGTATACCCAATTAGACAGGCATAGAGAATATGGTTATCGTACCGACGGTTATTAAAGCCAACCAAGCGATACTTGACCAATTTCTCGATGTCTGCAGGACCGGGATTGATCATGCGAACAATGGGTTTGCCCTCGCCTTGAACCTTCCAGTTCACCAGAAACAGATTCGGGAACACCTCAACGTCGTAGAATACGATAGGAGCATCCGTGACATCCACATTTGCAGACGCCTCTTCGGACTTGAATTGCATCTTCTTGACGAGTTTCAGACAATAATCTGCCTGATTTGTGCTGTTTGCGGCGAATGCATAAACCTGGTTCTGCATATCAGATACGTCATATGCCATGCCGCTTTTATGAGCATCGTCCAGAATCTTGTAGATGAAATCCACGCTACACTTAGTGCTATCGTGAATCTCTTTGTTAAGGTTTCTCTTGATTGCGGTCCTAATTGCTTTCTCGTTCTTAAGACCTTCGAAGTTGATCACCTTGTCGTCTCCTTTCAACGGGAGACCAGAACTAATTGAAGCTATCGGCAAATTGTTGCATTTGGTTAACTTCCGTCTAAGCGAGCTATTGCCGGTGAACACCTTGACTTCGATGTGATCATCATAAACTCGACTCAGTTTAGTCGGATCTCCCGTGTAAATATAATGCAGGTGAATGCCTTGTCCGCTTTTACTAAGCTCTGCGTACGTAGCCGGCCATTTACTAGCCTCTTCCACATTCTTTTCAAAACTCTTATTTCCGTTCTCATCCGGAATATCAAAGTCGATAACAATATGGTTCTCGGGGACTTTGACATAGTGGACTCTGGACGTATCGATGTCTGCAAGAGTCGTCGTTACGTTTTCCCACTTCTTCGTCGGAGTCTCCTTTGCACTAGCATACTGAGCCGGGCAATCCTTACACTCCTGATCAAATATAGACTCGGTGGAATCAAATTCAATCAGTTTGGGCTTATGTATCTCTTTCTTCTTTTTTTTCTTAGTTTCGAATACTTCAGTGCGGAAACCACTGTAGACATTGTTGACCACGGATCCTTCGATTTCAGTATCAAACTCTCGGAAGTAATTCTTAAGTTCCTCCTTGAACATTCTCTGAGAGAATGGAAACGAAACCTTAGCGTCCTCGCAATATTGCTTATACATTTCCCATGCCGCCTTCAGGGTTGTACCATCGTCCTTCAGAAACACATGATACGAATCAATCATGAAGTTATAGAAGTCGTTGGATGCACCCATCATTGCGGTGGGGACGTAATCATCATATTTGTCGGGCTCGCTCAAATATACCTCTTTACAGTAGTTTGCGATCGCACCGAGCTCGAAATCGATTTGCTTGGTAACGGTTTTGTATTCTTTCGGGCTTAATTTGTTCCCCGAAGGAGTGACATCAATCAGTCGTCTAAGCAGACCAGACTTTGCATCCGTAATCTTAACAGGTTTATTCGTGCCCATGAACAAGAAGCACTTAAATCGGTTAGAATACGTCGACTTAAACTTCTCGTTGATAGTCATCTCCTCATGGGAAACAAGACTGTTCAACCGAGTATTATCCTCAATCTTCGACAAATCGCCATCGTGCTGAATCGCCACCAGAGGATTACTCTTGAATGCCTCCAAAGCGAAAGAGTTACTAGACGACCCCAATGCTTTCGCATCAAAGACCGAATAGTAACCCTCGAATAGTTTCTGAATGATGTTTAGAATCGTTGATTTACCCGTTCCTGCGGCACCATACAGAACCATGAATTTCTGAATCGTTTTGGAGTCTCCAGTGACGATAGAGCCAATGGCCCACTCGATCTTCTGACGCTCTTCTTCATTATAAAGAGTAGAGATCAGCTTCTTAAATGCTGGACAATCGCCGTCCTCAAGCGGATACGGCAAGCGTTTACTTGCGTAGTCCTTCTTGTTCGGTTCCATATTCGAGAATACGAGTTTCTCGTCGAGCATGTGGTAATTATCTCGCGTTTGGTTTTGACAATACCTATGCCACTTATCGACCATGCCAGATTCGGCATCCCACATATGCAGGATCTTCGGTTCGATGTTATACTTCCTCTGGTACTCTTCAGCATATGAATCCAGCTCTTTATCGATCAGATCGAGTGCATCTTGCTCGTCCGTAGACCAAAGACCACGATCTTCTAACCAAATAGCATAGAAGTCGCCGCCCCTGATCATCAGGTCGGTTGAACGTTTAATGACAAATCTCGGAAGAATTTCCACGCCGCCACCCTTGGTATTGCGAGTAGAAATCATCAAGAAATCAATCACATCGTTCTTTCTCCTTTCGCTAGATTATATAAACGTGTCGAGAAAATAGAACATCTGCGACCAAATCTCTATAGTGCGCATGTCGACAGTAGAGTTGCGGACTCTGAACAACCCACCTCTACCATCTCGATCATATTCTCGATTAAGGAATCTACGAATGGCTCTATCGACTCGGTTTTTGTCGTACCAATCGTCAATCATGTTACCCAGATCCAAATTCGTAACCATTGCCCAGAACCACTGAGCAGTTCGATCGCCATATTCTGGATCATCCATATAGTCGTTTTCACATCGCCTCGCCAAAGCGACCATCATCTCCAAAACACTGCAGGGTCCGGCCAGACACTCTAAAATATAATCCACAGGTTCGTCGATAATGGCGCTTCTGGCAAAGTGATAACGCAGACTAATGCCATCCTCCGCACGATTCTTATCACGTGGGATTGAATACGTAAATTCGGTGGCATGAAGCTGCGTCAGTAACTTCTTGTAGGAAATGTCGGCGTGATAACGATCTTCACAAACCGTGTCGGATAACCAGTTGAAATACTTGTTGATTATCTCATTGTGATTCATTCATCCTCCGCGGGATGGGAATTGTTCTTGTTGAGGCTGGAGTATTCTCTAAGATCTGCGAGGATCTCATAGTCGACTTTGTCGTATTCATTTCGAACATAGACCGCATCATCCTCGTATACACCGAAGAACTTTGCATAGCCAGCTCCAACCGTTCCTTCCACATCCTCGATAATATTGTCCCGCTCATCAGTCAGGACTCCATCCGCATAGTGGGTAAGACTCACCTCTCGATAACCCTCGTCGTCCTTCTCACCGAAGCTCTCTGGCTTGATGACAAAAATGTGATCGCTGAAGAAACCATCCAGCACATCATCCTCGTCTTCGTCGTCTTCCATGGGTTCATGGATCTCTTCCTCGTCGTCACTCTTCTCATTTCGACGAGAGTAATCTTTGTATCCGAGGTTATTTACCATGGCAGCATACTCCTTCAGATCAGGTTTATTACTGGGGGAATCAGGACGAATTTTCTTTACATCGTCGTTGTTTTTCTCGGCAAGGGATTCTTTCTGCTCTTCGAGGCGATTTGCGACCCAATCCTTCATAGAATCGATCTCGTCATTGGCAACTTTCTCGTAATACCGTTTGACGCTATACCAGGTGGACAGGGACCCAACTGCGATCCCTGCTGCAAAGATGAACATCTTAGTTGACATTCTCATAATCATCTTTCTCCTCATTTTTGATCGACATAACAGTTAAGGCGAGGCCTCCAAAGAGCAATGATACACTCAGGAGAACCCCGCCTATAATATGTCGTTTCTTGCTGTTGCCCGTCAGGAAGACGAGCGTTGACATTGCTTCCTCTAGTCGGTCCAAACGGTTTCATCTCCCTCTGTGCGAGACAAAACCGCGATTCCTGTTACAAAGCAAATTCCAGCCATGGCTACGAACGTATACTTCATGCGTCTCAAATTAGCGCTCATTAGTCATCTCTCCATTTCTTGGGTCTTTTGCGTTCTTGAAGAAATATAACTTCTCTCCGAATTGAAGGCCATCCAGCATCCCGAGGGAATGCCAAACTCGAATGGTCTCAATTCCAACGCCAAATTTAGCAGCAGCTTCATAGCCGTCCATGAGTCCGTCGAAGAAGCTATCTTTAAGAACTACCTCGTCCTCCAGATTGTTTTGCAGGATATAAATAATCAAATCTCTACCGGTCATTAGTAGTTCTCCTTTCGTCATTTGATTAAGCGACGGGAGGTCTCATGTAGACAGATGCTACAAGTCCGATACCCAAGCCGACAAGTGTCAGCCCGATGATCAGCCGATTCTTGTCGTCACGAATGACGTTCTTACAGACTCGAACCTTTTCCTCCATAAACCGCTTAACCCCCTTAAGCCCTTTCTTGATCTTGTCGATCATAGATTTTCTCCTTTCAAATTATGTCTCTGTAACGCCATGAATAGTCGAACATATCCCTCATCGGGTCGCCTGATCCATAGTCGTCAAGACCCCTTCAAATGAGATCCAGAATATAACCATCCACGTTGAAATCGAGAACAATTACCTTCTCGTATCCATTCACGAAGTCACGCGCCTTAGATCTGCGAGTATCGAAGATGCCGAAGTCAACATAGTTGTCACCAACCACATTCTTCTCGTCATATACCCAACCAACCTGAGCGCCAGCCTTAGTGCGTCTTGCACCAAGCATGTCATAGACTTCATTCAGGAACAGATGACCCTTGGCCTTAAGGCGTTCATTTGCCCAGTTCTGCTGCTGGATAAGGAAGAATTTAGTACGCTCCGGATCAGGATCCCAGCCTTCATTGCCGTCGTCAAAGACAATAGAGTAAGGGCTGTAAGTGTTAGGATCATCCTCGATCACGTCAACGACTTCCTTCTTAACAACCTCATGACCGTTCTCGTCCTTAGAAACCTCTTCGATCTCCTTAGCTTTAATGTTATATCTCAGCTCCTTATCAAGCTGCTTGCCGAAACGCTCGATCACACGACCACGATACTCCTTAAAGCTCTTATCGACAGCAGTGTAAGCAGCCGCAAGAGCGACATTACGCTTGCTGAGAATACGATTGGAACCGATCATGCAGCCAAGAGACACCACGCCGAGACCCACAGACGGACCATACAGCTTGATCATCTTAACCGCAGTCTGGGTGTAGACGATCGCCAGGTCCTTCTTGCTGTCCTCAGCAGTGTACTTCTCAGCCATATTCGGATCGGCTGCCACAGAGTGAATTGTGTCGATCTGCTGCTTGGATTCGTCAAGGATCTCGTTCACTTTGAGAGTCGCCTTGCAAGCCATGACGCCGCTGACTACGACACCGACAGTGCCGGCAGCCAGCAGAATCTCAGGACTATGCTTCTTGATCTTCAGACCCGTTCTATTGAACGTACGAGTCAGATTAGAAATGATTTCAGTTTTGTTCATCTTTTACAGTCTCCTTTTCAGTTAATAGGAAGCGCCTTAGGCAACTTCAGCATATACCCATCGCGAACGCGAATGGGCTCGGCGTTACGAATATTCATCCAGCCGTACTTATTGTCCGTATACTCACTGGATTTACCGACCAGATCGTACAGATCCGCCACCGAGACGTTTCCGTACGTATCAATCAATTCATCCATTCGAGTGAGGACCTCTTCCGCTTCTCCTCGAGAGTCCAAGATGATATCATCATGGGCATAACTGGATCTGCTTCTGGAATCCCGGAATCGATCCCTATCGTCACTTCGAGAATAGTCTCGATAAGATACGTAGCCCGATGCCGAGCTACTCTTACGGCCTCTCGATTCGCCATACAGGATCATGTCGATGCCATCTCTGACAATATCAGAAATAGCCTTCTTTACTGCGGGGACGAGTACATCCATTACGATATAAGACTTCACGTTTGCCGCATCTTCGGAAATGAAAACGTCCGTAATCTTACTTACACCGCTCTTTGGCTTCGTCCGGACCCTACCATGGACGACCTTTTCAACCTTCTTCCGATCGGTCAGAGCCTCGGTTTTGCCCTCTTTAGATCGGTGAGAGTTGGACTTATACTCCTCATTCATCACATTTGTCTCCTTTCGAAAATGAAAAGGAGAGTATCATGTTTCAGATACTCCCCTTCTGGGTAACCCCATTACTCTTCGCTCTCGATCTCTGTGAAATCGACGTCGACAGTGTCGTCATCAGTCTCCTCATCGAAAGAGTCGTCAGAGCCCCCAGCAGACTTCTTGCCCAGCCCATAAGCCAGTACGAGTCCGGCACCAACCGCGACACCAGTCACGATCTTCTTGCCGTTTCTCTTGACCCAGCCAATAGGCTTGGACAGGATATTCCGCTTGGTCTCCTCAGTCTCCTCAACCTCAGTAACCTCGTTGACAACCTCAATCTTCTCGTTCTTCATAGTATAAATCTCCTTTCGAATGATTAAATGTAGGTTCTTACCTCATAATACGCATTGTAAATTTCGCGAATTATGAAAACTTGTAGAAATCGTATTTGGGAGCTACCAAATAATCCAGAACTACACTAGGCTCCCCATTGTCGTTTAACTGCGAACTAAAACTGATGTCGATTAGTCTATCGACGTTCCAACCCAGATCATCGCCGACACTCGTGTGATCCAACCCGAGTTCATCATAAAAATCGTTCAGCGAGACATATCCGGAGATGTCATGAAGCATCTGTTTATTCAACTCATTCTCTGCGCGCTTGATTTTATCGATGCTGGACTTAAAATATCGTGCGGAGATTGGGTCAAAACATAAAGTCGTACCGTTATTCGTAACGACTACTTCACTTTTACTAACCGGATTCTTCTTCACTCGTTCTTCGGCCACCTTATCGCGAACAGTCTTCTCTTTCTTCTCGCCGATTGTCTCAATGACTTTCTCGCGATACTCAGATAGCGCCGTTTCGGACAACTTATATGCCGTCGCAAGTGCTGCATTGCGTTTTGCATTGACGGAGCTTGCCCCAATCAGACAAGCCACAGATGCAATACCAGTCACAGCAGCGGGTACGTATGGTTTCCACGCAGCTTTTACCACTTCCAGAGGGCTCAACTCATCGACCCAGTCCTCGTTCTTCTTTTCTTCGAGGAGCTCGAGAGCTTTGGGCGTCGCCCTGACTGCCAGTACAGTCGTGGTGATCATACCAGCAATTCCGATGCCCGTAAGAATCTCAGGGCTATGCTTGTTTGCGAATTGCCTAGTGTTCGACATGAGATTTGCTAAGTTCGGTTTACGCATGGACTTTCTCCTTTCAAAATAAAAATAAGAAGGCCCGTAGGCCCTCTTACTTGCTCTCGACGTACTCCTTGAACAGCTTTTCGGTTGTCTCAATGGTAGTCTGCTTCGTCTCCTTCGAGTTTACCACCGCACCGATTGCACCGGCAATTAGCGGCAACACGACAGACGCGCCTTTACCAATCTTTAACCAATTAATATTCATGAGTTCGCCTCCTTTCCATTATAGTCACTGCATTTTTCGCGACTTAATAGTCTTCGAATCCGGGTATCGGCTCTTGCGAGAACACAATAATATAACCTTCCAACCCGTCATCGAGAATGAACTTTTCATGATGGAAATCGAGCCATTGTTCCCAGTACATTTCATACATACCAGCAGCAGACCAACCGAGGTGATCGCCATAATCAGTCTTGTCTAAACCAACCAATTCGTAGAATTCGTTCAGATATGCTCCGCCCCAACTCGACAACTTCTTGTTTAATTCGTATTCGGCTTTGAGTACGTCTACCATGGTCGCGTTGAAATATCGTCCGGAGAACTCGTCGTAGAAAAGTACGGTATCATTATCTGACGGATTATCGTCACCTGCGTACTTATCTTTCGCCATTTCTTCTCTGACACGTAAATCGGCCTCATCCCCGTACAGATCCACCACTTTACTCTTGTATTGCTTATGCGTATTATCCAGCAATGCGTATGCACTCATTAATGCTGCTTGTTGTCGCTGGTTTAATGCATTTGCACCAAATATACAGGCAATAGTAGATACGCCCACCAGCACCGCTGGAATATATGCAGGCCCAGCCAGCGCGACAACCTCCATCTTGGTGAGGGATTCACCTTTCTCTTCCCTCGCATTCTCGAGCAGCATAAGCGCTTTCGGAGTGGCTTTAACCGCGAGTACGGACGTGGCGACAACCCCGGCACCCCCAATGCAAGTTAGAATTGTAGATGCGTTCTTTCTTACAAACAGTCTTGAACCGTTTAGTAATTTGTTCATTTCTCTCACCCTTCGTGGTTTATTAGAAAAGATAAAAGAGATAGAGTCGGAATCGAACCGCCCCTCTAGCCTACACGCTAGCGCTCGAACCTCGAGCTTCTCTGTCTCTCATAATACGACCTGCATTCTTCGCGAAAGAGAAAAGCCCCTGTTACGGGGCTATCCCTTTACTTTTTTCTTTTAATTAGCCGCTTGACGATCCAAATGATAATCGCCATACACACGATGACGTCACCGAATACAAGGATGAACGCTGCACCTCCCACACTCAGGGCGATAACAGTCGTCACCATCAATACGATAAACGTGATCAGCAGAATGGTAGTAAGAATCATTCAAATACGCCTCCTTTCCATTATAGTCAATGTAAAAATCGCGAATTTCAAATACTACGCCGATCGAACGTGGTTTCCCATCGTTTTTTCGGCAATGGCTTAATCTTTAATGCCCACATGATTTGACGGATTGTAACGGTCGGATAAAGTCCACCTATTGACGTGCCAGAACGCTCATCGAAGAACTTCTTGAATCCCGGGTGTAAATATAGCATGTCAGTCAGCCACGGATCTATTTCGCCCCATCTGGTGCATTTTGAGCCTTTATCAAATCGTTGCTGGATAACCGCAAGCCCTCTGTCGTCTAATTGAAATAATGTGCACGAATTGTACACTGGATGATTACATTCGTATGTAGAGCCATACATAGTCGCATATATGGATGGTTTTTCATAATGATATCTCATGGGAAAAAGAGGAGGGCCATCAGGCCCCCTTCTCCTTTCGCTTATTAGCGAGATTCTCCTTGAGATTATCCATTTTCTGTTCCAGAACGTTGTCCCACACCCAACTACCGACCATCATGCCGGTAATACAAGCCAGGGCAGTTCCAAAAGTTTTGATGAGATCCTTCATAGTAGATTCCTCCTTTAATAAGTTTCCATAAAGGGGCTTGTTTTTCGCGCGAAAAGTGAAAGGCTATGTTTCCATAACCTTGCACTTTGTAACGCTTGTTACTTCACTCTAAAGATATACTTATCGATGATTTTTCGACCTGCTTGAGACGTGATACTTCCTCGTTCCTCGTAGATAAACATCGCTGCTCCTCCGACAACGGCGATCACAGACGGAATTACCGTGCTCATCACGGAAATGCGATTCTTCGATTTCCTGTCCTTCTTGTCCTCTTCGAGTCTCTGATACTCGATCTCGAGCTTCTGCCGCTCAATCTCCAGTTTCTCATCCTCGGAGTCCAACTTAGACATTTCAATCAACCGATCCGCGATCTGCGTGACGCCAGTCACTCCAGTCTTGTACGTTTCGCTGCCGAATTCCACCTTGCCCAGCTCATCCAGCTCACTCAGGAATTCATCCCTCAAATTAGATTGAACGCTCATTGAACATTTCTCCTTTTCAAATGTAGTGAACTTACGTTCCATAATAGTAACTGTTAATTTTGCGAAAGATCGGCATGGTGGTCAATTTTGAGCTCAACGTAAGACTTCTTATTCAACTTGTCCAGGTCGCCAATTTCGAGTCGATAGATGTCTTTCTCTGGATCAGAATGATCGATTCTCAGAGTTCCGTGGGCCACAGATACAACTTGAATAATCGCGTAGACGATTGATCCAAAGAGCCCCCCCGCGATAAAGAACATGAACTCCATTTGTACTTCTCCTTTCTAAAATGATTTTTCAAATTTTCCAACCGGGGATTTTTCGCTTTTTGAATATAGCATCATTTAGCGTAACCTCCGTACGGAAAATATCAATGAGTAAACCTAGAATAGAATAGTCTAATCTAGATTAAAAGAAAGAGGAAAGGCCTTGTTAGGCCTTATCCCCCAGCTTTTCCAAAATCATATCAAGTTTTCTGCTCTGTTCATCCAGCACTCTGGAATACTCCTCCACGAGTTTACAAGCCTCATCCAGAAGCTCGACGCTATTCTTGATTCGTTCAAGCTCGTCAAAACTTGCGCAGTTGCACGCATAGTTCACCTGAGCTACGTTTCGCATATAGCTTCCGAGTTCCCGAATATTCTTGATGACCTCATTAGCATTTTCCTTCATGTTCATATGGATCTCCTTTCAGAAATAAATATGTATTGGAATTTCTCCATAAAGGAATATGTTTTGCGCGCGAAATGAAAAGAAGAAGGCTTTGTTAAGCCTCCTCCTCTCGAGAACCAAAGTCCAGCCGTAAGGCCAGATACATCAGTCCAGCAGACACCATAAACATCCAGATGTCTCCGAACTGGCTTGTAGCCTCGCTCATCTTAACGAAGAACGCGACTGCAAACGAAGCCGAAGCCATGTAGATAGCATTGATGATCTGTTTAAACATAACAATATCTCCTTTTCGTTTTTAGTTTAGTTTCTCATAAATGAATATGTTTTTTACGCGAAACGAAAAGAAGAAGGCTCTGATGAACCCTCTTCCTTCTCTAACATTTAGTTAGAAATTATTCGGCAGACAATGCAACGTAACCAATTACACAAATAATCAGCCCAATAACATTAGCCATAATAATTCCCCTTTCAAATATGTATGTTACTCTTTCATTAAACACACATGTTTTCTTCGCGAACGCAAAAAAGAGGAGCCCCAGACGGGACTCACTCTTTTACATGATCCATTCATGTTTACTGAAAAACATCGGTATTGCAAACAAGCTCATCAACACCAGCAATGTTGCGTCCTTAGAAATCGCTGTTGCGATCCCTCCAACTATCAGCATCAGGATTGAATAAATTTTGTTTTTAATCATACCGTCATCTCCTTTCATAAAGGAGATTGTAGTTTTCGCGATTACTTAATCTCTGACATTATCGAGCAGCCAGAAGAACTTTCTGTATCGATCGTAATACATGTCCCGACTACACGGCATGTTCATTTTTGTTCTCAAATATGTATATGACAGGCCCTCTGTGACTCCCTTTAAAATATAATCACGTAGGTCTTTATCGGCCTCCCCCGCAATACGTTCAATCAACTCGATCCGTTCCATATAGCCCACTTTTCGCATTGCAAGCTCAGCCGTTGGATCACCATGAGAATCGTTTCCGGACGGCTCGTTGGTGAGTGAGGACGATATGCTAGGACTTGAGTAATATGCACGTTTCCATTCTGGATACTGAAGGCAGAAGTGTTTCAACTCGTAATGACGGTGTCTATCGATCCAATATTTGTTCTTTCGAGAAATCTCCGGACGAATAATTGTGCTCATCGTTTAGTCATTCCCTTCTTATACTTATGAGAGTCTTTGACGAGCTTAATGGTTGCCTTTCTAAGTCGTTCTTTATTAACCTCGCCGTAAACATAAATGGTGGCATTTTCGAATCTATATGTTTTCATATGCAAGCACCTCTACGATAGGAATATATCAATTGCCTCTGCATTTGTTAGGGACAGCGCTTCTTTGATCTTCAGCGCATCACCAATCGTCATCAGACCGTGTCCAAAAAGTATCTCCCCCAAGAGCAAAATATCAACTCCGCTCATTTTTGATACGGCATCAATGCTGAGGCCCTTTTCATAAATCTTTTTATGTAGTTTAATTGCATCCAATGCACACACCTCTTTCTAGTTGCGTTTCATGCGACAAATAAAAGATAACACCATTCCAATTTTTCTGTCAACTGGTATTTTGTGCGTAATACGCAATATTTTTTAGTCTAAATTCGCGTTTCATTTGCATATATGCAAATATCAATGCTATACTAATGGCTATACAGAAAGGAAGTGCATTATATGGATGTCGGAAAACGAATTAAAGAGAGAAGAAAAGAGTTAAATATGTCGGTTGATGAATTGGCTCAAAGGTTAAATAAGAACCGAACTACGGTTTATCGCTACGAGAAAGGAGATATAGAAAATCTTCCAATGGACATTCTTGGACCATTAGCAGAAGCGCTTAATACAACTCCAGCGTACTTAATGGGTTGGGACAATAAACCAATCTCAGCGATGGATACAATCACTGACTACTATCGACTGTCTATTGGCCGTGAAGATAATATACGAGTTAAACGATTTGATACTTGGGCCAAAAAATTTAACAAATACGTATTTACAGACGAAGAGCACAATAAACTCGTGGAATATGCAGAATTTTTGATTCATCAACGAGAGAGGAAGAGCGACAATGTATAAAGAATACCCACATTTTTATTACTATGACACGCGAGAATATGGTCGAAAGTCGCGTACGGACGACCCTTTGCTATCGACTGAAGAAGTTTTAGAGAAACACAGTAAGATAATTGAGGAGTATGCAATCAAATACCTCGGTGGTCCGATACCTCCAGAGAACAAATATATGGAGGTCGGAAGTGGCGAATCGCTTAAGGATCGTCCGGAGATAACCCGTTTACTTAAGGATATAGAAGACCCTGCCGTTAAAGCCATAATCGTGGTAGACGTGCAGCGGTTAAGCCGTGGCGATCTTGAGGATGCCGGTAGACTTATAAGGTTGCTTCGTTATACGAATACGTACGTAATCACACCTATGAAAATATATGACTTACGTGACGAATATGATAGAGATGCTTTTGAGCGAGAGCTAAAACGTGGCAACGAGTATCTCGAATACTTCAAGAAAATTCAAGCTCGTGGAAAACTATTAAGTGTTAAGGAAGGTAATTATGTAGGATCAACTGCTCCTTATGGATTTGATCGTATCGAGAAATCTGAGGCCGACGGCAAGAAGTCATACTACACTCTAACTGAGCGTAAAGATCAAGCTGACGTAGTTCGTATGATTTTCAACTGGTACTGCGAAGAAGATATTGGTGTTACGGCCATTTGTAGACGTCTCGAAGATCTTGGTGTCAGAACCAAGACAGGGCACAAAACATGGAAACCGAGTATCATCTTTAGCATACTGGAGAACCACCATTATATTGGTTGTACACGCTGGAACTGGAGAAAGACAGTAAAAATAATTGAAGATCAAGAGATTAAGAAGCTACGCCCGAAGGCCAAAGTGGACGAGTTCTTGTTATTCGAGGGTAAGCACGACGGAATCATTTCCGAAGAGCAATTTGACAAAGCTCGTGAAATACGAGGTAAACGTCATCGAACTAGGAGAGATTTAACACTTAAAAACCCGTTTAGTGGAATAATGTTCTGCAAAAAATGCGGACACAAGATTGGTTATAACACTTATACACGGAATGGGGTCGAATATGCTCCGCCCAAACTTGTATGTAATAATCAAGTTCACTGTAAAACTGGGTCTGTAAATTTTCAAGAAGTGTTTGACTACGTTTGCAAGACTCTCAGAAACTGTATAGAGGACTTTGAAGTTAGGATAGAAAATGACCGTGACGATTCGTTTAAATTGCACAGAGATCTCGTAGAACGCTTGGGGAGACAACTTAAAGATCTAGAGAAGAAAGAAATAGAGCAATGGGATGCGCAATATGACCCTGATCCAAATAAACGACTTCCTCAGCACATCTTTGCTAAACTAAATGAGAAAGTGCTAAAAGAAAAAGAGGAACTAAATAAGGCGCTCGATAAAGCTAAGGATTCGATGCCGAAGCACATAGATTATCGAGAAGAATTGATGAAGACTCGAGATGCTTTACGAGTTTTAGAAGATGATGGCGTAGACGCTAAAACGAAGAATCGATATTTAAAAACAATAATCTCTAAGATGGTGTACGAAAGAGATCCGAATGTGAGAATATCAAAAGAAAATGCTGAGCAGTATGGATTCGAAATCTCAAAAGGACTACGATATTACACTCCTCCATATAAAATAACGATTGAACTTAAGTGTGACTAATTTCGGGTACATTTAAACCCACACTCATAGGGTAGTAATTGATACCGATGGCTCTATGGCAATCCATTTTGAAGTAAAAAGAAGAGGCCCTGTCGAAATGACGGAGCCTCTTTCTCTTTTACAGACCAATCGCCGCTAGTGCAAAACCGATAACTCCGGCGATGACCGCCCAAAGAATTTTTGCACCCAATTCGTCCCAATGATTGGCCGATCGCTCTGTGATTTTCTGAACGCTGTTTTTAACGGTTTTGATGTCTTCTTTAATGCTCTTGACATCCTCTTCGACTTTGTTTTCTCGAACTGCCAGCTCTCTGACTGAAACGATCAGATCAGTTAGATTATTCTGGCGCTTCTCGACCTCGTCGATGCGATGCGTATTGGACTTAGCCCGACTTTCAACTTCCGTCAGTCTGTGCTCAACTTCCATGTCCATCGGCGTTTACCCCCTCTTTCATTTTTTCGAGATCGGCATACGCCTTACGTAATTGAGCCCTAGCGACAGCCATCGCGTCCACCGAATCTCCGGTTACTGGGATTGATGAAATTGCTTTAAATGCTGTGTTAATGCTGTTCATGATCTCTTCCACGAATCTCACCTCACTCCACACTATTCAACGAGTTTGCTAGTCCATTGATAAATGCTGCCGTAATCTTGCTTCCGGACGAAACTTCTGCAGGAAGTTCAACAGTCGGATCAAGTAAGGAAATCATCGTACGAGCATCATTCGCTTGTGAAGCGAGCATCGGATCGCCGGGGCTAACGCGGTTTGGCGTCCCAGACACGGGAAGCTTCTTGTATCTTGCGAATTCTATAAGGCGATCCCAGAAAGCATTCCACTCGCTGGCCGTCAGATATGCGGCTTCATATTGTTCTTCGCCAATGGTGGTTAATGGCACAGAAGCACCTTTACGAACTGTTGAGGACCAAGACCAGTTTGCGGGTCTTGTTGCTTCCTCGGAAGTTGTGACGTACTCGTAATCATAGTAGCCTTCGCCAGTCGTCGAGTGTGACCAAGACATATAGACTCGATACGTTGTTGCAGGAGTTAGGCCGCCAAATGATACCGTCCGCGCGAGAGAGTACCCACGGGATTGCAGGGTTGTGTTACCATCCGCAGTCCGGAGGGACCAAGAGAAATATGAATATTCATCTGGATCAGTAATTCTTGCGGTGATTGACGTGTTGGTGAAATCGCATTCCCAACTGCCAGGAAACACTGATGCGGCCATTCACTCACCCCCAGACTGCGGTGACAGTTCCGGCTCCTCCGCTGCCGATTTCGACGCCGTTGTAATATGCCTTGCCGACACCCGTATCAATGTTGATAGCGCCGGAGGTGACTATAATTCGGTTAGAGCCAGCCTGCATACGAATGCCTGCATCGGTGACGATCACATACTTGTCACTGACTTCATAAGTATCGGGGTTCCAAGCATATGACAATGCAACGCCATAGGTTTCAACTCCATCGGCAGTCATACCTTGAGCCGCACCCATATAACCCGTGACATTCTCATTTAAGCCAACGGTCTGAAATGTTCCGTAGACCTTGATCTCATTTCCGATGATTGTTGGGGCTTTGATCGTCGTCTTATCGATGAACGTCCCACCAACGTAATTGCCATTGGCTATGCTTCTCGCGACAGAATATGCGCCCGAAACAGCAGAGCTAGCACTATTGGCCGCCTCAGTGGCCGCAGCAGCATCTTCGGATGCAGAATTAATTTCATTTTGAACTTCTGTAGTCAGGTCTCCAAATGAGATAGACCCAGTGAGGTTTAAACGTTCAGCATCGATTGTTCCGGTCTTGATACAACCGCCATTGATCGTGGTGGTTCCGTCGGCAAGGCCCGTGAATGTAACGCCCTCATTCTTGATCCACATTTCGGTTGCTCCGACTCTGGCCAAAATAGAATCCTCATTGACCTTGAATTCAGCTCGACCTGCAGGCGGATCCGATAGGTTGCCAGTGATAGTCGCAGAGTGATTCTTCAGATTAACTGACACCCGGTCGCCAGTCTTGACACTTGCTGCACCATATTTGTAGTTGGTGATGTTCCCCTGTTCGTCTTTCTCCACAACTGTGGTCACCGGAGTGATCTCTTCTGTGCCATCGAACTTAACGCAGATCATATCCTGATACTCAATGACTTCTCCATAGAGGGTGACTTCATCAATTCGACTAGCCTTCCGATCATTAGTAATTTTTGCGAATTCGGAAATCAGTTCACTGGATACAGCCACGCTATCACCTCCACAACTTAGCCGTAAATACAGCCTTCTCTGTCACCGGGCATCCGGGCTCACATTTGATCTTCTGCGAAATTACTTTGGCCTTCACATCAGTAATGCCCGCCCTATCGTAGTTCAATCGAATGCAGTCTCCAAGACGAACCGGGCAGTAACCATGAGTGTAGGAAACTGTATACTCAAGTACCGACAACTCACGAAGGAGACGATCAGCATAGTCTTTCACTTGGCTCTGGGTCGGATCGCCAACCAGATCAGGGTCACTATCCCGATAAATGATCTCTCGTCCACGCCGAATCGTAGAGGTCGGACTATTCGGGTCGTCATTGACTGCCCGAACAAAGTAATACCCGGCGCCATTAGAGTGGATGACCTCTACAACATTCGGAATGCCATAGAGGTCTCTATCCACGCTAATCTCGGGGTACAGAATCGAACTGTTGTCATCGGTATAGGTCCAGACTGGCTGCAGAGATGCAGTGTCTTGCTTCGGGGCAAACAGAATCCGACCCATCTCATCAAGATCGAACTGATACTCAGCGTTGGCGATCAGGTCGTTTAAGAATGTAAGCCAAGTGTCATCTGTACTTGCGGTGAAGTCCATCGCAAGGGGCGTGGAGCACTCAGCTTTGACCACCGGAGCCCGCGCACGCTCCCGGGCAAGACGATAAGCAATGTCCATGATGTTGACATTCTTAAATATCGAGTACCCGAGAGCAGGCGGACTTTCTTTCAGCTCGAGCAAAGGTGTGTATGCATCCATTGAAATGTTTTGGCGTCGACCATTAAAATCTAAGGATGGCGTTTGAATCAAGAATGTGCCAAGCGGATGTCTCTCTCGTAATCCATTTTGAATTGTTATGAGGTACACTCGGATGTAGCATTCGCCTAGTGATTCAGATGCGTCAATTGTGGCCGAACCGAGGGTTTCAGCGTCGGAGTCTCGAGTAATGGTGCATGACTTTACGTTTTCGATCAGCTTCATGTCTTTCCAGGTAGCCGGATCAACGATGTAATACTCAAAGGTTTGCTGCATTGAAGCTGTCCAATCCACCATGTCACACACCTCCTTCAACTCTTGTGATATCTAACGTAACGGGGATTACAGTTTTCAGATGCTGGACTTTGAAAGTCACAGTGACATGCGCCCAGTAACCGCTTCCAGAGGGCTCTCTGACATAAACGTCGCCCATCCATTTGGAAAGCCGACGAAGTGCGTATAGAGTATCCACGTCCTTCTTATCGATGTCGACATTCCAAGTGGCTGTTTCGCCATGCTGAGTGCCATAATAGCTAATCGGATTCGATCGACCAATGTACTCCACCAACTCAACGTCGGGCTTGTGGGAATTAGACACGTCGATGTTGTATGGGAGTTTCAGCATCGAGCCAGTCCAAGGAATCTCGTCGAGCTCAATAGATTCGTCCATTCCGACATCGAAATCAGACCATGCCTCATCCCATTGAAGAATGATCGAGACTCCGCCAACCGGATAGCCAGGAACGTCATAGTAACTGATGGCACCTGTTGCTTGACTCATCGCCACGATTCGATATCGGGCATAGTCGAGAGCCGGATGGGGATCGGTGACATAGGCGTTTTTGACATTCTCAATGTCTTTGATGATTTCAGTAAAGCTGCCGTCATACTCTCTCCGATAAACAGAGAGAAGTACGCCTTCGATCGGTTTTCCATGCGCATCTTCGCAATAGGGCCTAATCATCGCAGTGTAAGTGTCATCGTCGATGCCAATTTCGGCATTTGGTGCATACTCGTCCTCGGTCCATGCAACAGAGAAAGTGGCCGAATCGATTGCGGTAAGGCCAGAATTCATCGACACAGTGCATACAACCGAGTAAGAAACGTTGTTCTCCAGGTCAAGGTCACTCGGACCCAGGTCAATACTCAGTGCAGTATTGATGTCGTAGTACTTAGAGCATACGACCTCGCCTTTGCTAACCATTTTGACGTTTCCAATGTGATCTACAGTTTCGTAAGCTTCCTGGGCGACGACTTCGACGTGATAGCCAATCGGAGTCTGGGTATTCGGTCCAGCAATAGCTGAAACATGGATCGGAAACGCAGTCAGTTGCTCAACTGTCGCTCCGGCAGAATTTGTCAGGGCAAGTGATAATGTCGGAGTCGCGTATACGTCAACTTTCCGCTGGATAGACCAATCACCGTACTCAGCAAGAATGCCTCTTGTTCTGACTCGCCAAAGAATTTGGGTCCCTTCGGTATAGACAGAGGTGTCAATTGGGTAGACGCTGACCTTATCCTTTTCGTCTTCTTCAGTTGAGTTCTTGATCGTCTTGGTTGACGTAGTGCCATTAATCGTGAGCTCTAATTCTGCATAAGTCTGACTAGACCCATCCTCAGAATTATGAACCCAATACAGATTGAGAGCTTCACCAACAATAGCGGTTGTGGTGGAAGACCAAGTCGTCGGAGCAGCAGGCTTAGCACCCACAATAACTGACTTGAGCCCCGTCCATTCGGAATCGCCGGAGTTATTTGAGGCTCTGACCCGGAAGAAATACTCTTGGCCAGATTCGAGGCCGGTCAGAGTATAACTAGTTTTGGTACTAGATGCGGTGGTGGTAGCATTTGACTCATCGAAGTACTCACGTTTGGTGGCGTACTCGATGTCATAACTTGTCGCAGTAGCAACCTCGTCCCACTCCAAATAAACCGAAGTTTCCGACATGGCCTTACATACCGAAATTCCCTTCGGTGCTGCAGGTTTTGTCTCGCCTTCGTCAGACCAATTGCCAGACCAGTCACTTTCACCAGAAGGGCCAATTGACTTGCACTGAACCACATAGGTCTTTCCTGGCGCAACCGTACAAGAATATGCCGCTCGACCCTGGACGATAGGAATATCACCAGAGATCTTATAAGCGGTAGTCGATCCTTGCTCTGCCACCCAGAATCGAATGTGGGTTGCATTTTCGAGATCGAGACCGGTCAACTCCGCCGTAAGTGTGTAATCTTTGACCGTTACGGTGGGCGCCGGAGGAGTCTCCGGACGGTTATCCTTAAACCAATACGTTTTCCTGGTCGAAGGCTTAGCCGTCCAGAGAGCTACCTCTTTGTTGTTAACTGTTTTGGTCTTTGCGATAGGAGTTACGATGATTGTGACGTGGGTAGCATAGTCGGGAGGAGTGAAAGTACTATACTGAAATTCAGTCGTACTCTTCTCCTTAGCCTCGATGCCGACGCCCCAGGAATAACTCCAAATGACTTCGTAATGATCAGTTGTACTATGCTTACCCCAAGTCCAACCGGCGTAGACCGTACGATTGGTAGTAGTAACCAGACCGAGGCGATTAACCACGGCTTGATTACCACTGGAAGTAGATGCAGACGCGGCAGTACCACTGACTACAATTACCTGACCAACATAGATGAGATTTGCATTTTTGATGTCGGGGTTGAGTTTCATCAACGCCGAGACAGTGGTGCCATATTTTCTTGCGATCCCGGAGAGTGTATCTCCTTTCTTTACCGTGTAAGTGGTATTTGCCATGGGTTACACCCTCCTTTCAATCATTGCGCCGCGAATCAAGGCCTTGACGGTGTCAGAAATAGCGCTACCATCATCATAAGTAATACCGTTAATGACGTAGGACGGCTTCTCGATCTTACTGATGTCTTTGCGCAAGTTGTCGAAGCCAGAAGAGACGAGACCCTCAATCTTGGAGTTATTTAGAGCCTTCTCTTGGACAGCAGAACTAATAGCAGTGACTGCAGTCGCGGTCGCGTTCATCGAGTTGAGGCTATCCCTAAGCTCGGAAGGCAGATCTTCGACAGTAAGTTTATGACCATCGGCGGTTTTGTTGACCAAGTCCTGGATAAGCTTGTAGTCGTATCCCTCGCCAGTCAACTTCGCATTTCGAGTTTCACCATTGCCATAATCACCACGCCAAACTTTGTCGACGATTGCTTGAAGCTTATCGATTTTGCTCATGGCATTGCTAGACACATTACCATTGATAGTGTTTGTTCCGCCGACCAGCCAATCCTTAAACTCAGTAGCCTTTGCCTTCGCCTTATCCATGTCGAGAACAGGCGTGATCGTAATCCGATCGTCAAACTCGATGTCCATGGCATCCTGGATGCCGCTCAAAGCTTCACTCAATCCAGATTTCACGCTATCGCCGAGATTAAAACCGGCGTCAGATGCAGCATCGGCAAACGCGTCGAGGCCGTTAACCAAGCCTTGGCCCATATATTCGCCCATCTGTTCGGTCTCTTTTGACGGGGAATTAATCTTAGCCGCTTCCTTGATGGCATCGACAGCAGCTTTGGCCATAGCCGCAGCTTTTGCTGTAACATCGGCGATTTTGGAATCGAGACCGCTAACAAGACCCTCACCCAGATAGACACCGGCGTCATAGAACTCGCTATACTCCAAACGAATCTTGCCACTAGCAGAGCTGACAAGGGAAAGCGCAGTAGAGTTTACTTCTGCCTTCTTAGAGCCGAGACCCTTGATAAATGCAGAAGCCAGATTCTTGCCAACGCTAATAAACATTCCATTTTGACTGATGAAGGCCGAACGAATCACTGAGACGATATCGCGCACGGTCTGAGCGATACTGCCTTGGGCAGAACGCATGCCCCTGACTGCGGCATTGATCAGATCAGAGCCTGCATTAGTCAACTGAGGAACACCACTCCGGAAAGAAGAGATGACCTCATTAATCGAGATGGTACCGAGCTGACTAACAGCAGCCTTGAAGCTCTCTACACCACTTCCGTTAAAGCCCGCAAGGCTGTTGATGAAATCTCTAAGTCTTATAGCTGACACGATGGACGCTGAGACCGCAGAGAGATTCACAACTGACACCGATGCGCTGTAAGAAGCGAGTTTTTGCCCAAGAGGCGCCACGTCGAAGTTTGCAATGCCGCTGGGGTCCATTGAGCTGAGGGAGTTGACCAGGCTTGCCAGTCGCGTCACAATCGCAGTAGACATAACCATCATGGCGATGTTTAGGCCACTGACTTTGACGGAATAGTTTTCCAACTCAGAAGCAATGGTAGACAACTGGCTAAGGTCGACATCCGCAATCTCGGACTGGAGATCTTTGATTTTGGACATGGATGCAACAGCCGCATCAATATTTGCCGAACCTGCAGTGAATGAAGCCATGCCTTCTCCGAACGCCTTAAGTTCGTTCCCGAGGTCCGCGATAGAGTTACCACCACTACAGAAATTTGCAATGGCATCGAGAATTTCAGTACCAGTTAAACTAAGAATCGCAGTGGACAGTTTGCTGATCTTGTCCGAAATATCATCCGGAATATTCTGAATTCCGTTAATGAACGGCTGGACATTCGTCATGAACGCCGCAAGGTCAGAACCAAGTTTGGGCATTCCAGCAATGACATCCATCGCCAGTGCGGCAAGACCGGCAACGACCAGACCAAGAACAGCAATGAAGCCGACCAGAATTGCCAATCCAGGAATAGCCAGTGCAGCGACTGCTCCAACCGCAGTGGCCGCTAAACAAACCACCATCATGACCGCCAGGAAAGCGGCAATCACGCCGACGATCTGAATAGCCTGCGTAGGATCGATACCCTGAAGCAAGTAAAGGATAGCTGCCAGGGCTCCGACCAAGAGAGTAACAATCGCTAGCGCAGCAATGCCGAGGAGCGAAGGCGCCTGAAGGAACTGGATCGCCATGACAGCAACCAAGAGAACCGCCAGAAATGCAGTCAGTACACCGACCACAGCGATGCCCTGGACCGGGTTAACGCCTTGTAACAAATATAGAATACCACCAAGAGCAGCGACCACGAGTGCCATTACGCCGATCGCAACTAAAGCCATTCCAGATGGAGCAGTCATACCAGAAATAATTCGCATGACCGCTGCAAATGCCAGCATCACTGCCGACAAAGCAATGGCGGCACCGATACTCGATTCCACGGGAAGAGTTCCAACCAAGTATAGGACGCCGCCAAGAATGCCAATCGCAACGCTCATCGCAAGCAGAGTTAATGTAACTTTCGGCATGCTATCAGTCATCTTCATGATCAGCGCAAACATACCCATCATGATCGTCATCACAATCACGGAATTCGCCAACTTGTCTTGGTCGATGAGTGTGAGTGCGGCAACGGCGCCAGCCATAATACCAACGGCAATCGCCAATGCAACGATGTTGCCTACGCATTTCTGAGCACTCTTTGCTGCAGCGGCCATAGCAGCCATACCGAGACTCAACATGACTACAGCCATGACGCCATTCGCAAGACCAGCCGGGTCAAGCATACTAAGAAGAACCGCCACACCCGCGAGAATGGCAACGGCGGCAGACATAGCTAGTAGGGTTCCCGCAATCTTAGCTGTTTTGGTTTCGTTACTGATTTGAGTAATGGCAACTAAAAGCGCAACGAATACTAAGAAACCGGCCATAAATACTACGCCGGCTCCGATTTCTTCCGAACTAAGCTGTCCGGCGAGTTTACAGACACCAACCATCAGCATCATCGACAAAGAAATCGAGATAAGCAGTCCGCCAATGCTGGCGATTTTCTTATCGGGTGCCATACTGGTCATAGTGACCAAACCGCCAACAAACAAGAGAAACCTAACGAGGAACTGCTCCGCCGACGCAATGTCTTCCGGGGTCAGCAATCTGGTAAGTTTACACACCGCCACCATCAAACCGATGGCAATGCTAATCTTAAGCAACATGCCACCAAGTTTACTAATGTTGTGAGACGGAAGCAAAGCAATGGTATTCAGTAGTGCCACAAACACTAAGAATCCAGCAGCAAAGATCGCCCCACGCTTCATTTCATCGGGAGAAAGACGCGCAACGAGTTTGCACACCATGGCCATGAGACCAATAACAACAGCTATTTTCAACATCATCGATCCAACAAGATCGATGTTCTTTCCCGGAATCATTGAAATGGTTTGAATAGCAGCGTATACCACGACCAACGCCAGAATAACTCCAGCGAGACCAAGAAAGCCCTGCTTTGCTTGCTCCGGATCCAATCCGCCAATGAGTTTAACTGTAGCTGCGAGAAGCAGAATCGCAGCGCTAAGAGTCAACAGACCGGTCTTAACGCCCGCGAGTTTCAAACCATCCTTACCGAGAATCGCAGAGGCCGACTGCATCTTCGTCATTGCTTTTGCAAGCACCGCAAGAGTGACGGCCAGAACAAAGATGATCGCAGTTGCTGTATAGAGCTTTTGTGAATCGACTTGGGTGAGGACGAGTACTGATGCGGCGAGAATTGCGATTGACGTGGCGATCTTCTTCAACGCTTCAGCAGTAGTTTCGAACGCCTTAGCGTTGAGAACTTTAGCGAAGCTCTTCTCGATGTCGGTGAATCCATCGATAACCGAACTGATACTGCCCATGCCCTGACTTACAGCCTGGGAGAAGTCGTAAAGCTCCTTTACAACAAGCAGAACGACGCCAATGGGAATGATCGCAAGAAGCTTCTTCCAGTCAAAATTACCAGCAGCTTTCTTAATCTTGGCAAATCCGCTTTTAATGGCGTCAATCAGCGGCATAAAGTCAATGCCTTTGACAAAGTCGATGATTTTCTTGCCAAGATTGGCAACACCCTCGATGACAAACTTGATGCCGGAAGCAATGCCGTTGATCAGACCAGCGACAATATTTTGGCCGATCTCGAACATGACAGTCGACGGAGAATGAATGCCAAGAACATTCTTGATGGTGTCAATGATCTTGATGGCAAGTTCTCTGGCCTTATCAACGATCTTAGAAAACCGATCTCCCAATCCATTTCGAAGTCCTTCGACAATGTTCTCACCGATTTCCTTCATGTTATCAGGGAGAGAGGTAACAGCTTCCTTGATGCCGTCAAACAACTTGTCAAGCGACCAATTAGACACATCAAGTGTGGCCAATTTCTTAAACCAGTTGACTGTTAGCTTCAAATACTCGACAAACTTCTTGAAGACTTTCGAGTTCTTCAAGTTGTTAAAGAGATCCTTAATGCGTTTAGTAAACTCGGTGATATGCGGAACGAGCTTCTTAAACACACCGCTTACGTTCAGAACGGAATCAACCCAGTCTCTGAACTTCACAATAGCATCGCCGATGGATGCTGTGACGTCAAGAATGTCAAGGTCAAACGCCTCGAGAATTTCGGACAGAATCTTAAATCCAAGTCGGATGCCGCCACCGAGAACCATCTGCACGACATCCAAAAGTGCGACCAGACCCTTAAGAGTCCGCTTCAGTTTATCTGCGGTCTCATCAGACATGATCAACTTCTCTGACAGGCGATTCATCCCGTCAAGGAAATTATAGATGCCCGCAGACATTCTATCGCCAGTAAAGATCTCGGACCAAGCGTCGCGGAAGGTCTGAACCAACTTAGCAGCGCCTTCGAGCGCGTTATGGATCGAACTAAAGAGAAGTTCCCGACCGCTAGGCCTCTCCAAACTCTCGATCAGCTCATTGAGGGGGGTTCCGGTCTTTTCGGCCTCTGCGGCGAGCTCTTTAAGAGCCTTGGCTTGCTCATCAGTATAACCCATGCTCTTGAGTTCGCTTTCGGAAAGATCATTGATGACATCGACTAAGTCCTCAGCCTTAATTGTTGTGTCAGACCAATTCTTACCGTTTCGCTCCCAAACTTTATTGACCAGCGCCTGAACCGTGGCATAGTTCTCGCCCGCTTTGGCGAGTTTCTCCATTCGCTCGGCGCCGTTGCCAAAATCGCCACGAATGACCTTGTTGACAACACTCTGGAAATGCTCGAGTTTTTCGGTGGTTACGCTGGTAGCCTTTCCAACGGTTTTAACGTTGTCGGCAAATTTCTTGATGGTTTCGACGATAACATTCTTGGAAAGTTTACCAGCAGAGATAACTTTGCCGAGGGAACCGTATTCGTCGATCAGGTCGTCGATTGCAACGCCGTGTTCTTTGGCAGTTTCCTTGAGTTTCTCTTGGAAACTTTCAGCCGATACTCCGGCGTCCTCCATTTTCTCAAGGAGGACATCCCATTTTGAATTTAGAGCGTCCCCGAGAACGGCATTACGAGACTCAGACCCACTGGCGAAAATGTCCCATAGAGAATTCGCCATGTCGGTCCAAAGTTTCTTAGCTTCGTCGTAGTTACCGAAGATGAGCTCCGCAGTGTTCATCCACCCAGAGCTAACTGCATCCTTAGTGGCCTCGATTGCTTCGGTGAAACTCTTTGCTTCTTGTGCAGATGCGAATGCCTTTGCCGAAATCTCATCATACTGATCGGCCAATGCAGCAATCGCCTCACTGGCTGTATCATATTCGCCAGACCGAACCGCTTCATACGCCGCCTCGGTTAATTCGGAGAACTTTCCGAATGCGGCTTCCATGACCTCAGTGTCCGCCCACTTGTCCTGGAGCGTCTGGCCAAAATTGCCAAGCTCGACCAGTGTTCCATTTACAGTCTTGCCTTCGGCATCCAACTTACCAAGCGCCTTGGCAGTGTCAATGAAAACCTGCTTCAATTGCTTGGACGAAACGCCAGCCAAGTCGAGGCTCTTCCAGTCCATATACTGCAGGTAGCCAGCGCTGTAAGACTGGTTCAGATTGTAAATGGCTCGGCTAAACTCAGTAGCACCCTTGCCGGCAAATGCCGTGGCGTTGGCAATGCCCTCGATCATCGGGATGAGTTTCTCGATGTCGCCACCGGCAGAGGTCAACTGACCGAGAGACTGAGTCATATCGGTGAAGCCATAGCTGGTTTCATCGGAATACCACATCAGTTTATCGAGATAGCCATTGACTTCCTCGATACTCTTGCCAGTGGCATTCATGATCGTCTGGACAGAGGCAGTCTTCTGTTCATACTTGCTCCATCCAGCGGTCACCTGATCGATGGTCAACGCCGAAACGAGTCTTTTGCCGGTATTAACGGCGGAGTTCGTGATGTTCGCGAGGGCGGTTACGCCCATGACCTGAAGAGCGGAGAATTTAGCAGTGACGGTTTCTACTCCAGACCCAAGGCCTTTCATGTCGACCTTTGAGGCAGCAGCACCGACTTCATCGAGACCCTTTGTGGCGCCTCTGAAGTTCAGTTTCTGCTTGAACTTGTCCAAAGTAGACATCGTCGTTGCGACGTTCTGTTCAAACTGACGATTGTCAAATCGCATTTCTACGACTCTCTCGTCAACAGTCTTGCTCATAGCTTAGTAACCTCCCTCCATGCATCATTTGCGATGGCATCAAAAATGGGCCGGATAGCAGGATTGATGTAATCTCGTCCTTCTACCCAGCCGCCAGTGCCAGTTCCATGGCCATATTGGAGAATAATAGCAATCGGAACTCCATTTTGAATGTTTGAGTTGTGAAATGAAATCACCGCAGATCCGTTGGCATTTTCTATCTCGTAGTACCATGAGGACGCGGTGAGTCCAGTGTCGATTGGCGTTGCAGACGCAAGGGCGGCAACTCCAGCTCGACCATACTTATCGAGATCGCCTCGACGAATTACTTCTTTCACTCGTTCAAGGTAGCGGGTGAGTTTAGAGAAGTCGCCCTTTTGTCTGAACGTTATCATGTAGTCACTCCGATCTAGCCATTCCAGCGGCTTTTTACTTCTCTCACGTCGATATGAGTGAAGGTGCTATAAATGCCGATTCCTCCTGAAGTAGGGAGCAAGGTCTCAGCATACTTAGCGATCTCCTTGGGGGTGACACCAACGATGTGAATGTCCGCCGCAGTTCCGTAAAGATGCTGAGAGCGAGTCACGCCACCGACAGCCTTGTTTTTACCAACTGTTCGATAAGCACTATTGATAATCACGGGCTTGCCGAAATGGTTGCGGATCTTCTGAAGAATCGTTACGAGTTTCGGGGCAATGAAGATAGGGTCAGAGCCGTCGCTACAAGCAAACTCCTCGACTTTGAAGTTGGTGGACAGCTTCTTGCCCCCATCCCTAGTTTTTGAATAAGCATTGATAGTAACAGCCATATGAGCTCCTCCTTATTTAGTTGACTGAATCTGTTTAATAGCCTGGATTACCTTGTCGTATCCAACGGTGGACACCAGGAAGCTGAGATACATAAGGATGACAATCTCAACTCCAATCTTTACAGAGAACGCGATGTCGCCCATGACGAGATAGACGGCACAGGCTCCTCCGGCAATCAAAGTCGAAACGATAGCGGCCAAGACATTAGAAGAATACTTTGCGGTTGTTCCATCAAGAAGTTTCTTGATGCCTTCGACTGTGAGATTCGTCAGGAGAGAAACTGCAAGAAGTGCAGTAGTCATAAAAGAAATAGGCATTGTTATTCCTCCTCGTTTTCACATTGGTCAATCAGTTTGTTCAAGCGTTCTTCTCGCTTCTCAAAGAACGTTTCGAATAACGCCTTTGTGAAGTAGCCGAGCATGACACCAATGACAGTTGTAGCGATCTCGCTAGATAGAGATTCAGCGATCGTCTCTCGCCCCAGGAAAGCCAGGATATAGGACAATTGCAGATCAATGAGCGATATTACGAGAATGACCGCTACCGCTCTTTTGGTGAAAGTGGTAAGCCACTTTTTGTAGTTTTTGTCTTCCATAAGTCACCCCTTAGAATGCATCTTCGCTCTGCGAGCAGCATTAAGTGCGGCATTATTTCGCATAATCTCACCCTTGCTCATTTTCTTAGGCGGAGCATTCTTAACACCACACACGCGGATTAAGGTCAACAATCGATTCAGATGCCACTTCTGACACTCGAACGGGATGTTATAAGAGATCATCCAATAGTAGACCAGTTCCGCGGTCACAATTTCCTTGTTGGTTTTTCCGTTGGGATCTTTAGAGAAAGTCGTAGCGGTCATCGGCGCATTAATATAGGCGATAACTGCCTCAACGTTCTCTTTAGTCAGATGAAGATATACGCTCGGATCGACATTCTTAGTAATTGTCATACACTTAATGTAATCCAGGCTCTCTTCATCAGTCAGACCAGAATTCATAAGAAATGGTTTGCACCATTTGGATTCCCATTTTGACAGAGAGACAAGAGAATGCTCCAATTGCAGGGTTGTCGTTTTGGCTTGAACAAATTCCTCTTTTATGGGGTCCCAGCCCTCTGGGGCAGTTTCAATTTCAAGCTGAAACATTTATCATCTCTCCTAGTTTTGGTTTAGGCGCCCATCTGAGCAGACACCTGCTTGCTGAGGTCAGCAGGAATGACACCCTTGAAGAAGGTGGCAGCGGCATCGGCGTCAGAAGCGAGCTCCATGAACAGCTCGGAATACGCCTCGGTCTGGGAGAAAGCAATAGACAGGGGATTGCCCTTTTCGTCGACCTTCATGAAGCGTCTACCATCGGCGCTCTTCTCGCCATAAGCCTTAAGAATGAGCTCTTTGAACAGCTTCACCAGCTCAGGAGCATTCTGGGCTTCAGCAATCTTCTTAGCCATCTCGGCATAACCTCCATCCACGCTGAGTTCCATTTCAGACAGCTCAGCCTTGGACAGATTAAAGTAGAAGTCTTCGGTTCTCTTAACGTCGTTGTAATCGGTGTAGGTGATAGTCTTCTTAAGCATAGTGCTATTCTCCTTTCAAATTAAAAAGAGGGGAGCCGCCAGCCTAACTGAATACGACTCCCCATAAATGGGTTCTTTCTTTACTTATGCAGTAGCCATGACCTGAGCAACCTCATCGGGCAGAGGCAGACGAGCCTCGGCCTCGGTGTCGCCATAGAGGATCTTCTCGAGAGCGGCCAGCTTCTCGGCATCGACCTTAGTGGAATCAATGACGATATTGGCAGTGGGCTTAAAGCCAGCCACGTTCACGGGAGTAGTGCTAAACTCCCAAGAGAAAGTGATGGCCTCAGGGCTATCATTGATAGTCGCATAGGCCTTCTCAGAGGGAGCCGCCAGAGCGCCATAAACCAGGTGCAGCTTATAGCCATAAGCGTTACTGTCAACGTCGTTGCCCAGAGTAGTTCTGTAGCAAAGACCAAAGGTCTTACGATTCTGCTGGCCAATGTACACACCGGCGGTAAGAGCGGCAGAGCCATCACACTCAGCGAACTCATCGGGATAAGTGTAAGCCTCGATCGTGCCGCCAAGTTCCTCGGTGGAGATCAGGTTCAGATACTTGATGTCATCGGCATACAGAGCGGTAGCCTCGGCACCAGAGGGAGTCTCGGTGATGTTAGTAAGGCCGTTCCAAGCCACACCCTTAGGGTAGGTGCCGCCAGCAGCCTGAGGATACAGGACGCCCTGCTTTACGCCAGTCTCATACAGACGCTCGCCAGTCTTGTCCCAAACAAGTTTAGACATATTGTTGTCCTCCTTTTAGAAGTATAATGTAAAGACGTCATGGTTAAGATTGTCGGATTCATAATGTCTATCAAAGCTGCAGTAAGGGAGATCGAGAAGTTTATCGACAAATTCACTATCGGGGTTCTTGTCAATAAGAACTAACTCGTAACTGGGGAGCTTTCGGTAAGCCATATCGTCCGCGGATCTCTTCTCGACGTCTTTTCTGGAATATACGATTGCCGGGTATTGCATTCGTACTGAGGAGGGGGGTTGAAAATAACAACTCTTTGTTTTAAGAATCCCACAAAGGATCTCATGCAGTTCAAGTCTGCTGCCCATTTGTATACAACCCTCCAATCGTCAGCACTAGTCTCGGATAGTTTACTTCCACATGATAGATCTTCCATAAGCTACCCAGGTACTCGACATAACGCATCGCATGAAAATTCTGAATGGCGTACGGATCGGCCACGATACTGATTTCCATAGACACGTTAATGTTGTCATTAACTTCTCCAGAAGATTCGAGCTTCCGGATATTACGGACTACGTCGCCATAGTATTGGCGTTCCGTAACGTTCTCTTCCCACACACCAGGTGTGGTTTCTACTTGCTCAGCGTAGCCGACTTTTCCGAAGTATTTCGCCATTTTGAATTTTCACCTCGATTATTAGGCCTTGACCTTCATCTCCAGAGAGATGGCAGAGAAGGGCTTGATCAGAGCGCCGGAGCAACGGGTCTCGATCAGGTACTTCTGCTGGTTGTAGTCGATGTCGAAGTCGTCGAACATGTTGATGGCGCCACCCTTATCAGCACCGACGTTGTAATCGGTCAGGTTAACGATGATGCCCATCAGGTTCAGAGTCTCGCCCTCGTCGTTGGTGCGAGTCAGACCCTCCATCACGGGAACGGTCACGATCTCCTTAACGCGCAGAGCAGTGCGAAGCTTCTCCATGGTGTCATAGATGACACGGCCATTCATGTCCTCGAGAAGCAGGCAATCAGTGACCACATCCTCAGTGGTGTACAGAGTGGGATCGCCGGAGCCCTTATAATTCTTGCGGGACTTGATGCAGGCACGAATGAAAGCCTTAGCCTTCTGATCGGCGGTAGCAGCGGCATCGACCTCGATGGTGGACTTGATGTTATACAGGTCCTCGTCCTTCCAGATGGGACGAATGTTGGACTCGTTGATCTTGTCGTCGCTGGAAGCCAGACGGCCGTCACCCACCAGGATGGCGCGGGCGATTTCCTCGTCCAGCATCATGCGCATCTCAGACTTCAGCCAGGCAACCACGTCGAAGTCGGTGATGTCGATCACGTCATCGCGATCCAGCTTCTGCTTCTTGTAGATGGTCGTCGGAGTGGTCGTACGCTTGAGCAGGCTGAAGACCTCTTCCTTCTTCAGCTTACCCTTGATGTAACCCTTAGCACGGGCATCATCCTCGGTGATGTCAGCGAACATGGACTTGATGCGGGAGAAGGGAGTGTGGTGAGTGCCACTCATGACCTTCTGGACCCAGCCCATTTCGCGCTTAATGAAGTCGGGCGGGGTATTCAGGGACTTAGCCTCGGGGAACAGGTAATCGATGTTCTCGATGCCGTACTCCTGGGCGTGGGCCAGGAAGCTCTCCTTCAGGCTGCCATAGCGCTTACCATCAGCGATGATGGTCTCCATAGCGTCATGGCTCAGGACATTCTCATCCTTCTTGGTCTCGTCGTCGAACAGATTGTGCTTCATAGTGTTATCCTCCTCATCATTGTTGTTGGTTTCGGGGTCTTCTTTCTCATCGCCATGCTTCAGAGCCTGCCCGAGCATCGCATAAACGGCAGTCTTCTGCTCCTCGGTAAGGGTCTCAAACACTTCGCCAATGGTCTTATCTTCCTTGTTATCCACCTTTTCATCCTCCTTCTTCTCGGGTTCTTTGTCGGCATGCGCCAGATCAATATTCTCGGGGTCTTTGTCGGCATGCGCCAGATCAATATTCTCTCCCGTGTAGATGATGCACTCCTCATCAGATTCCTCATCGTGCTTGAGGACAGACTCGATGAAGGCGCCGGGGTTAGCGCCAGCGAGCACCAGGCTCACTTCACGGATATTACCGTGCATAACATTGGGGCCCTGCTGCTGAAGCTGGTTGGCATAGATGGACAGGGCATCAATGTCACCATGCTGGACAAGAATCTTTGCGGTCTTGCCAGAGTCGCTATCATTGAAGCTGCAATAGGCATAAACGCCCTCTTCACGATTCTCGAGAATCGCATGACCAAGAACTTCATCCTGGCTGTTGTGCTGATGATTCCACACCAGGGGGACCTTCTGACCGTCATTGTGCTTGAACGCATCCTTACGGATAACACGCCCATCAGAGCACTTCAGGTCATTTCTGGTTGCCCACCCACAGAAATCAAAACTAGTTTCCATTTTGACCGTTGTCTCCTTCCTCACGTTGATTACCCATTCCTTTTTCGGGCTGATTCAGGTTGCTGTTAATGAGCATGTCTGCCTTAGGATCGTCCGAAGGCTTCATACCAATGACCTGTCTGATTTCGTTGCTCGTCATAATCTCATTCCGCGTGAATTTGTCTGCAATCTCAGCGATGTCATTCACGGGGACGAGTTTAAACGGATCTCTAAAGAACGAAATCGTTTGCTTCTGAGAACGGGCGGTTTTGGTTAAGAATTTTCGCTTCATTTCGTCAACAATAGCCGAAACGATTGGCTCAATTGTGCGGCTGTAGTAGTTGAGCATCGTTTTCTCGTCCGCGGTACCATCAAGAATAGTCTGAGTAATACCTAACTGGCTGTATAGCATGCTCGTCAGATACTCAATCTGCTTCATGAGGTTGTTTTCGAGAGAACGGTTCAACTGCGTGATACGCTCAGTACCATCGGTATAAGCAATACCATACTTCGAGCCGGCCAATTGCATTTCAATGTTTTTACGCCTCTCTTCGGCTTGCTGACGCCTTGCCTCTGTCTTGATTATGTACGGTAGCTGAATGATCAGATCCAGTTTACCGGAGGCAGTTTGCTCGTCGGTTACATCCAACAGACTAAGCTTCCGAACCAGACGCTGCATGGTCGAGTTCGGCTCATTGATTACGGCATACAGCGGATTCTCAACGATGGCGACCATCTTTTTAGGAACTATCTTTTCCTCTTGTCGGCCAATCAGTTCGTTATATGCCCGAATCTTGACATGCTGGGGATACCATTCCACGATCTTCGCGGTCCGCATCGAGTAGATGTCATATGACTCACTGACCGCGGGGTCGATGTTGGTTTCGATCGGAACAATGGCCACACAGCCCTCGTCGAGCATAGACATGACTGCATCCTGGATAAATGCTCTGCCAGTCTGGTCAGTATTTGCACTAAGTGTGAGACAACGATTGAGCGGACTATCGATCTGCTCTTTAAATCGGCCATTGTCATCCAGCCGAACGTGCTGAATGTTGATCGCGGAGACATCCAGTGCGATCCGATTATAGACGGAGGTAACGATAGACTTTTCGTTTCCCCTTGTGAACCGAGGTCGGTCGGGCCTAACCGAATAACTGGTGCCGATATTCGGGTATCCGTACGTAGGATCTCGATTCATGAACGCATTCCATGCGTGCTGAAGTCTATCTGAAATTCCCATCTGAATCTGCTCACCTCCTTTGCGTCCATTTTGACGCTAATTAGATTTTTCGGTCCTTGAGCATCTCCGCATACTTCCGTCCGACGGCGACGCCTTCACTATTCGTGAATTTGCTGACCTTTTCCTCGCCGAGGACTTTTGCGGAGTTCTTATACCACTTGATTGCCTTAGCGACGGCCTTGTCGTGCTTTCTCGTTGCACTCTTATACAGCCCATCGCTGATCTCAGTCCGAATGATCGGATTGGCATGCTTGTACTTCTTTTTCAGCGTCTTATCGACCTTGCGATCGAGCTTCGCCATCTTCTTCTGGGCCTTAGCATAAGCCTCTTTGGAGCGACCTCTCCGGACACCCCAACGCATACCAAGGACGCCATAGTGAGCGAGATAATACTGCTGGTCAGAGTTCGCATTGCCGGTAATTACCACTTGGATCACCTCTTTTACTCAAAAGCATCACGATTAAGTTTGTATGCCACATAGGCATCCATCATTGCGGCAACAGCATCGATCTTGTGATCGTAGCGCTTCTTAAGCAGCTTGCGGTTACCGTTTGTATCCTCCATTGCAATGCAGTTGCCCATGGTATAAGTCATGAGCTCCTCATCAAACAGGAGGAGCCGTTCGCCAGCGAGCTTCTTCAACTCGCCAAGAGGAACAGATTCGGTCTTTGCACCCTGGATGACTTTCTCAATTCCGAATGGACCGTTTTCAGTTTGCCAACGGGCTACGAAGTCCTTCGCGTTGTAGGGGTCGTAGCCAAAACAACGGATATCATACTGGACCTCGGCGATATAGTTATCCAAGTCATCATAGACCTCCATCATGTCGAGAACAGTGCCCGGCATGACGATAAGACTCCCCTCCTTGGCGAATTCGTCATACTTATAACGCATGGCCGAAGGGAGTTTGGCTAAAGTAAGCTCGGTAATGTAGTTACGTGTCTTGATTCCGAAAGCACCTTTCGGCAGTGGAAATAAGAACGTAAATGCACAGAAGTCATCACCCTGAGAAAGGTCGGCGCCAAGTGCGCAAGGCATCTGCCAATAGTCGCGACGTCTGTGCGGAAGGGTTTCTTCGTACGTGAAGTAGTACGTGTAGCCTTCCATCGGAATGCCGAAACGCTTGGCAAGGGTGTCATTGCGAACAGCCGGGTTGTTTTCCGCCTTCTCCACTTCCAACTGATAGGTCTCATAACTAACAGTCCGACCAAGATTGGGGTTGGCCTTAACCCACATTCTGGGGTCGCCCACCTCATCGATCGAGTCCAGCTTGTACCACCAAATGGAAGTGTGAATGTCTGGATAATCACCCTTAAGGACGTTCATCAAATCCATTTTGATTGTATCGCCGGGCCCATTACGGACAGTACCCTCAGAGCTAATGGCAATAATGAGATACTCCTCATTCTTCGCTGCGCCCTGAGCCGCAGGACCGACCACGTCTTCTCTGGTGTCACCGGAGAGCCACTCATCGACTGTCACGACCTTGTCTTTTCGACCCTGGTATTTATCGATACTCATAGGGACGATTTCAAGCAAAGAGTTAGTCATGAAATTCTGGATACCCTTCTTGGTGCTCGCCAATTTCACACGGTCAGCTTTGGAGCCAGTTGTATTTTGTAGAGATCCTTCAGTTAGGAACTGAAAGAACGGACCTCTGGCTCTGGCAAGCGCGGTCTTGATGGGCGCCAGGACCTCCTCGGCCTGTCGAATGGTCGGCGCAGTAGTGGACTGCTGAGTAGTAGCCGGATCCACAGTCAGGAAGTAAGCCTGAATGCAGGAAGCATACATGGATTTGGCGGCGCCTCGACCCACGATGAGATACTGCTTGTTGATCAAGCGCTTCTTGATACGCTTAGTCACATAGTGCCCACCGCGACCCTCGGGGTCTGGCTCGTAGACACTACGTTCAACAAAGTAGTACCAACCGAAGATCTGCTCTGCCCACAGTTTGAATGAATCGAGTAGCCGAAGGTCATCGCCATCGGTCAGGGTGAGCTCATTCTCGCAGAAATTAATAAAACCCTGGATAGCTTGGTCATCATACCAAATTCCAGGGTTTGCAATGAGCGCATCTATTCGATTCATCTCCATCGAGATCTGTTCGCATACAGGGATTTCGCCTCGGATTACGGCGTCACGGAACATGCCATAATACTTTGGCGTGGCAGTGTTTGATAACGCCATATGTAATTCACCTACTTAAGTCGTTTTCTTCTTTGCGGCATCAGCACTTGCCTTCTTGACTGCATTCATCATGTAGTCTTTAAGCATGTTTTTGCCGACTTCGGTAGCGGCAGGAGCAACCACATCTTTCATGACCTTATCGGCAAACTTCTTGCCGGCAGATACCTGCTCGGGTTTAAGTTGCTTATACATTTTTTCCATGTTAAGCCGATTGACAACTGCTCTGAGTTCTTCGTCAGACATGTCCTTAATGCTAGGCTTGTGCGTCTGCTTCTCTGCCGGCTTGGGAGCAGGCTTACCACTCTTAATTGCTTCGATTTCTCTTCTCTTTTCGTCGAGTTTATCGAGCTTGGCTTTGGTCCGCTGCTTATTCTTAGCGACCCGCTCTTCCTCTTTGAGTTTAGCCATTTCCTTGGCATACCGTTTTTTACCTGCTGTGGTGAGGGTGCCATCTTTATTCTGGTAACGCCGGATACCCCAGCGCATACCTTTGATGCCCCAATGAGTTAACTCATTTTCCATTTTGACGTACCTCCTTTCCACTCAAGCTTTAGGATCAACCGCCACATTCAGACGCCATTCGAATTCAGCGATCTGCCGATTCATGGCTTCGATGACGGCCGAGCTGAGCGGGGGATCGAACATCAGTTTTACCTTCATGTAAATGTAGCTCTTGATGGCATGAAGTTGAGCTGCATTCACCTCGGGAACAAAATCGGCCCAAGTGGAAGTATCGTCCTCGATTACGAACCCCGTTTCCGGACCGACGCCAAGCTGAGTCAGGATCATAAGCACTGAGTTAATGTGCATGATGATGTCAGCGTCGAAATGAGTATACTCTTCATCGATGCCGAGCAGTTTCTTAATCGATGTCAAGATACTTTCCATGGTTTCCCTCCTTCATCGCCGCCAAGGGCAAGTGTCGTTTCGCTTTCGCTCAATCGGATCTCTCGGTAAGAGATTGATGTCTCCATAGTGAATGGCATTGTGGGTTTCAAATGACACACAGATAAGATACTCAGGATTGACGAGGTACTCGCTGTGTGTCAGGATGTCGTTTGCACCCAAAGGGTTTAAGTGGTGGATGTAAACCTTACCACCAATCTCTCGCCCCTCGATGCCAAGATCACAACCGTTGTCGCGAATGATAATCTCGTCCCTAAGTCGTCTCCATTCCATTGATGAATAGAAGACTTGGTTTAAATATCGATCGTGCCCAAATGTGTCTTTACCGACTGACCCTTTGAGCTTTAAGTACTCGAAGCGATCTTCAAAGGTGGGAAGGCGAATCAATTGAGAATATGTTTTAATACTCATTTGGATCACCTTGCCCACTATAATTTCTAAAGGCCTTCATGGCCTCAGTGTAAAGTTCCTCGACTCTCTTCTGAGACTTGAGTGTTTCGGTCTTGGCCGTAATAAGCTCCGCCTGCTTCTCAAGAATCTCTTTTTCAAGCCTAGCTTTCGTAGAGGCAAGCTTGAGAAAGTGTGTGGTCTCCTGAGATGAGGCAGTTCCTTCTCTCAGACGCTTCTCAACCAAATCCGTAGCCAGCGAAATTAGTTGGTTTTCTCGAGCTTCTGGAGTTAGGGCGGGTCTCATAGAACTTCTGGTCGAAGAGGAACTACTTGCTTTGACTTTTGCCATACTTACTGCCTCCTCTCATACAGTTTTGTATGCCTCTCGGTTGGGCACTCAAAGGGATCCATGAAGGAGATGCGGAAAGTCATTGAAAGGAGAAAGTTAAAAATGACACAGGAGGCTGGCCTGGACGCACCTCAACCTCATAGACCCTTCTGAGTACCCAACCGAGAATATAAATGCTTTTTGAAAAAATTCCCCCGGAGAAAATATAAAGAGATCGGAAGAGCGTCGTGTAGGGAAAGAGTG